ATGCACAAAACAGAATGGATGGCCAAGTGGCGCCAGCACCTTGATGACCACGAATTACGGATGGCGAACCCAGAGGCCCACAGAATCATCTGTCGCGCCAATTCGGGCGACATGCTCGCCGCCGGCGCCATCGACCAGATGGAAAAGCTGGAAATGGACGAGCTCGCCAACGCAGCGTATTGGCACGCGGTCGAAACCCTAATCGACTGCGAACCCGGGTTCCTCGCCTGGGGGTTCTATGACCTGGTGCCGAGAGCTGGCGGCCCCCGCATAGGCAAGCTCAACGGCAGCATCTACTTTCCAGAGGGAGCGGCCGGCCAGATGGCAGCGCAGGTATTAGAAGAGAAAGGGGTCCGCCGGTTAGCTTTCCGGATCAACGCCGAAGCCTGGGCAATGGATGGCATGACGATCACAAAGCCAGACGGCAGCATTTATGACCTGGTGATCACCGGCCAGCGCATCAACGGGAAAGAGTATTCGAACATCGAGGACCCCGACGCATACCGGACGCTGCTCGACACCGCGCAGGTTGCCCTAGAAAACCACGACTTTGAGACATACCGCCGGGCCCGCCCTCTTCTTCTCTCTGCGGCTTTCAGCCGGTGCACAACGTGCCAGGATCGCTTTGCACTGAGAGAGGACTGCCAGGCCTGCGCCGGCCTGGGCTTTGTGGCGAAGGAAGGCTCACGCCAAAACCATCATGCTCAAAATGACGAGGAAGGCTAGGCTGAGTGGGTACTTGGAGGGTTCACCATGTGCGGAAGACTTTCGCAGTACCGTGGTATTCACGACTTCGTAGCAGCCCTGAGCATGCCCGGCGCTCTGATCAACAACGTCGGTGACCAGCCCCTGGGGCGCTACAACGCGGCGCCGACAATGCAAATCGCCCTCTTCCATGCTGGCGAAGACACCTTGGTCGCCGATCCTGTTCGTTGGGGCTGGCGACCACACTGGGCAAAAGATAGAGCCGCGCCGATCAATGCACGCGTAGAGAAGGTGGCCCACGGCCCCTTTTTCCGCCAGATCTGGCCGCATCGCGCGATATGCCCAATCGACAACTGGTTTGAGTGGGTCGATGAAGGCGGCCCAAAGAAGCAGCCCTATCTGATCCGTCACCGGGATGGCTCGCCTATTCTTTGCGCCTCGATCGGACAGTTGCCAGATCCAGATGAAGGCCGCGGTGAGTATGATGGGTTCGTGATCATCACCGCCGATGCCCAGGGTGGCATGGTCGACATTCACGATCGCCGACCGGTAGTCCTAACCCCAGAATTGGCTCGAGAATGGCTCGACCCGGCCACGCCCAAGGGGCGTGCTGAACAGATGGCCCTGCACCAGGGCGAGCCAGCGGAGGCCTTCGAGTGGTTCAAGGTCAGCACCGCCGTCGGCAACGTCAGGAATCACGGGCCGGAACTGATCGAACCCTTGGCGACACCGTCATAGGCCTGCTGGCAAGTCACTCCCCTGCTCCGGCTTTGATCAGCATCTGCCGCCAGGTCTCCCGCTCTTTCATCAGCGCGCTTGAACACGTCGGCAAGCACCAGGACGGCGCGGGAAGCTGCCTCGCTTGCGGCGGCAGTGCAGGAATGGCTGCCGGCCTGGGCTGCGAGACGGCCGGCGAGGTCGTCGACTGACCGCTGCAGGCTCCCAGCAGAAGCGCGAGCGGAAGCAGCATCAGCAGTTGCTTGGTCGATAATCTGTTGCCCATCTTGAACCACCTTGTTGATTGCATTCTGCCGGGACTGTTCCTTTTCGCGCTCGGCGACCTCGGCCAGGGCCCAGGCCTGTTTGTCACCGGCGTCACGGGCGGCCCAGCGGTTTTGCCACTCCTCATCCATTGTTGAGCGGCCATGCTCGTAGGCGCCCCATACGGCAACAGCCACAAGCGCCAGGCAGATCGCAGCACCCATGGTGCGAAGGCTGATCACGCCAGCACCTTCGCGGCCAGGTCGCGCAGCGCCACGCGGTCCGCCTGGCCGGTCAATCCGCCGTTTATCACTCGGGTGATCTTGGCGAACTGCCCTGAGTCGGCCAGTTCATTGAGGCCGTTCGACTGCCAGAACCACCCGGCGACCAGGGCGGCAGTCTCGGGCTGCTCCACCAGTTCAGGGTGATTAACCAGGTCCAGGCCCAGGGCGGCGCCGGCGGCGCGGTAGTTGTTCGCACCGGTCAGCTGGATCAGGCCGCGCCCGCGATATTTGAAGCCATCACCGGGCTTGTCGTTTCCCATTCGACCGCCGTAAACCGCCTCAGCAAAAGCTCGCGGATTGCGTTCAATCGCCTTCGCCTGGGCCACCAGAGAGCGCCAGCGCGTGCCCGGCGCTGACGCGTTACCCAGTTCAACGATTCGCGCAGCGCTGTAGTTCAGGTTCTCGGCCATCCGGGTCAATTGACCAGACTCATGCCCGACCTGGGCGATGAAGGCAGCCATGCGCACCGGGGAGTTGATCTTGAAACGGGCCATCGCTGCATTCAGCGCGGGCACAAAAAAGCCCGCGACTTGGCGGGCTTGGGGAAGGATCTGCAGCAACTGCTGCTGGGTGATGGGCATGGTGTTTCCTCAGGCAAAAATAAACCCGCTCGATGGCGGGGCTAAAACTCTCGGAACAGGTTTTGATTACAGGCCGGTCACGTCCGCGACCAAGATCGGGCCGCCAAGGTAGTAGGCATCGCCATCTGGCGGCCTTGCTCCGTTGGAAAACATGGAGACTTGTGCGTACCTGAGTACAGCTGAAACGCTAATAGCGCCGGTAGACGGCACTACAACCGGCCCATATCGAAAAATAAACCCTTCCCATGCAGCTGGACCGCCCCCGCCAGGCCCCCAAATCGTGGTTATTCGTCCGCCCCATTGGGAGTAGATAACCGCATACTCACGCCCAGGAGTTAGGGGGTAGGTTTGTCCCGGCTGGCCTACCTTTAAATCTATAAGCCTTTCACCAGAAAGGTTATTTGCGTTTGCATCAAAAACCAGTTCCCCGTCGTCGTTAAATACTTGTAGGCCTTCAGTCGACTGCATCTGGATTCCGGGCCGGAAGAGGAAAAGAGTCACTGTTTGACCCAGCCCTTGGGTGGCTATCCCGATTCTCCAGCTGTCCGAAGTCATTGTTTGCAGTCTTGTAAGAGTACTGCCAGTTTTACACTGAACGGCAACTACCGTATCCAAGCCAGCAACGGTATAAAGAATACCGTCGTAGCTATTACTACTTCCAAGAATACGGGATGAAGTGAGGGTAATTTTCTCAGAAAGCGTATACGACGAAAAACGGTCGTCTATCTGGATGGTATTAAGCTCATTAAATACTTGAAGTCCAGCCCGCATCAGAAGACCCCGTAAAAAATGGTGGTAGGCTGTTGTCCGGCTACGGAAAACGTCCAGGAAATGGTTATCCCTGACAAAGTTACGCTCGGCCCAAATATCCCGTTGCCAGAGCCGTCAGCAATTGAAGACTGATAGAAAAAAGCCTCCCCCAAGGCCAGGCTTTCATCAGTACGGCTTCCACTGGTTGATCCTGTCGAAATAGTGCCAAGTATCCTAAAAAACCGTGTTGTGATATCGGTTTTTATAGACCCATCGTTATTAAAAGACTGAAATCCAGCCGGCATAAAACTACCCCCATATACCAAGTCTAACTTTCAGAGTTCCAGCGGCATTGAAAACCTGAACCAACTGGTTATTAACTGAAAGCCTGCCTCCCCCCTCCACCGGCCCGTTGAATTCAATTTTGCCGGTTTTCCATAACTTCCAGCCCCGCTGCTCTTCAATGAAGTCGTCCGACTGAATGTAATCGCCGATTTTGGCGTTGGTAATCGATCCGTTCTCGATGAATGCCGACTTGATGTAAGCCGCATTGTTTTGCACCACAAACGGATAGAACACGTCGGTGGTATTGGGATCGATGATGGCGAACCGGCTTGCAGCGATCAGCACCTGGCTAGTGATGATCCCCTCATCGTTCTCTACGCCGATCCCGATGCCGGCCAGGTAAGGCTTATTGTCGACAGTGAGCTGGGTCTTGATCGAGTACATCGCTGCCAGTTCGGTCTTCAGCGCTTCCACCTCCACCGACGCACCACCGCCCGAGTCGATCTTCTCCAACAGGTGCTGGCTTAACTGGGTCTCGGTGATCTGGTCGTTGAGGTAATCCAGGATCGGGCCAGCGTCCGACGACGACTGCCCGGTGACCGGCCCGAAGAAGGCGCCCTCGTTGCCGATACGGTCGACCAGGCGGGCCCAGAAGAAGAACTGCACGCCGGCGGCCAACCCCATGATCGTCAGGTCTGTCTGCGGATAGGCGTAATCGCCGAACTTTATCGCCGTGCCGACCTGATTGGTCTGGCTGTACCAGATCTCAGTCCGTTGAAGGTCGGCCGTGCTGAGCCCGGCCGGAATACCCCACTTCAGCTTGATGCCGAACACGATCGACTCCGCGGTGAACGAGGACGGCACCGGCGGCGGCGTGGTCTTGCCGTTCAGCACGGTCTCAACCGAAGTGGAGAACACCGAGCCGATATCGAGCGAGTTGATGGCCCGCACCTTCGCCACGTAGCGACCGGCGTAGATGCCGCTCACATCAATGGACGTGGTGCCGGTGCGGCCGGCAAAGATCCAGTCGCCGTCGTTCTTGCGCCAGTAGACCTCGTACGCGATCGCAGCCTCTGGCTTCTCCCAGGCGATGGTCATCACGCTGATTGCGCTGCCCTGGTCGACGAAGTGGTCATTGCTGACCGTGACGTTCGTCGGCGGACGCTGGACGCTCGGAGGGATCACCGTCACCGGCGGCCGCTCGATGCGTGTGCCATTGTCGATGGCGCCGAACTTGCTGGCGTTGTGGCGCACCGCGGTTATGGTGAACTTGATCTCGGTGTCGGAGAAGTCCTCTGCCACTGACATCACGCGGAACAACTGCGTGGCCAAGGTGGCGGAGTCAATCGCCCACATCGAATGCTGTGGCGGCAGGTCGTCCAAGTCCTCGGCCAGCACCACCTGCTGGACCTCAGCCGGAAAGCCCGTGGTGTCAAAGGTGATGCTGCCGTTGTCCCATTTGATGCCGCTGCTGTCCCAGGTCAGCGGATAGCCCGACGACTTGATGACGCGGGATACAGCTTTGCCGCTGGGCATGATGATCGTGATGGTGTCGCCCGGGTACGCTTTCACGTCCGCGTCGAGCACCAACGTGTTGATCGTGGACGAGCGCAGGCGCCCACCGATGCGCCGGCCGGCCCGATCATTGTCGGCAATGCGGATAATCTGCCCGGGGCGTGCCAAGGTGCCGTCGAGGCCCACGGAGAAGCCCACGCTTTCCGTCTCCAGGCGGTTGGTCAGCAGCGCCCATTTGCCCACGCGCTGGGCCTGGGCCTGCGATGTGCAGCCAGTGGCAGTGATCTCGGTCTGCTGGATGCCATACCGGGTGATACCCGCTTGATCATCGACATACTCGACCTTCTGCCGGTAGAAGTCCGTCGGGTCGTTCCAGCTCACCAGGGCCACTGTGTAGCGGCTCTTCTTCGCCGACCCAAAATAGCCGAACTTGCCTTCAATGACGTTGGCGTTCGAATAGGTGTAGACCGGGTCTTCGGGGATGTCGGCCACGGCCATAACAGAGCCCGCCGCCCAGTAGGCCATGCCACGAAACGTAGTGGCCAGGTCCTGCAGCACCTTCAGGGCGTCGGCGCGAACCGACAAGAACAGGTTGCATGTGAATCGCGGCTCGGTACCACCCTTCCCGTCCGGGACCGGCTGATCACAGTACTGGCCGATCCGGTACAGCTCCCACTTGTCGACCTGGCCGGCGTTCAGCAGGTGGCCCAGGCCATAGCGGAAGTGCAGCAGCAGGTCGTAGAAAATCCAGGCGGGGTTGTCCGTCCACGCGGTCTTGAAACTGCCATCCCACACGCCGGTGTAGATCCGGTTCTCTGCGTCGTAGTTGCTCGGGACCTTGATGATCCGGCCGTACAGGTCAAATGAGCGCGTCGGGATCGACTGGAACTGCGAGGCATCGAACTGCAGTCCAATAATGGCAGAGCCGGGATAGCGCAGCTTGGCGTCGATGACCTCGGTGATCGCGTCGATGTTGGTGGTGTCAGCGACCGCGCTGCTGGTCGAGTTCTGTGTCTGGCGAGTTACACGCACCTGCCAGCCCGACGTCGCCGGCGGCAGATCAACACGGTGCGATCGCTCGTACTTGGTCGAGGTCTTGCCGCTGAAGGCCGAGGTCAAAACTGGAACATATGCACCGCCATCCGTGGCCACCTCGATCAGGTACTGGACTGTGTAGCCGTTGGTGTCGCCATTACTGGTGTTGGTCTGGGCCAGACGCGGCACCGAAAGGCGAATACGCACGGCGGAAAGCTGAAGGTTGGTGACCGCACGCACCCAGGGCTGGCCATAACGCAGCTCGACGCCGATGCTGATCTCGCTCTCCACGGCAGGGAAGCCGGGGATATGCAGTTGATCCTGGCTGCCTGCGCGCGCATCCAGCGTTACGCCGCTGAAGTTGATCCCGCCATCAGCGTTCGACAGCGGGGTCTCGTCGAGGAATACGGAGCGCATGCCACTGGCGAGGCCGCGGATCTCCCCCTCGCTTACCAGGTCCAGGATGCGCGCGTAGGCAGTGCTTTGCAGGCTATCGGGCGCCTCAACAGACGGGCGCGGCTTCGACTCGCCGCCCTTGCGGCCGGTGATTTTCTTGGTGGTCATGGCTTTCCTTCACACGAAAAAAAGCCCGCTCATTGGCGGGCATATTGAATGTTGTGAGTTCTACGCGGCATCCAGACCCAAAGTGAGCTGCAGCTGATCGCGCCAATACTCGACTTGATGAATCAAGTCAGGCTTCTTCCAGCGGAATCTCGCGAGTTCTTTACCGCTGAGACTGGCGACTTTCTGAGCATCGCCAAGGGTCTTGCAGGCTCGATCGAATTGCTGCCTTTCGTTAAGTTCGCCGCGCAGCAAGGCATCAATGTGCAGGTCGCACCAGACGGCAAACTTCAGATCGAGCCAGCGAGCAAATGCCACCGCCAGCTTCGGATGAAACCATGTGCCGCCGCCACGATCCGAGCGAGCCTTGCTGGTTTCTACAAGTGATCCAGCGTCACATGTAAGCGCCTCGGCTAGCGCACTGAGGTATTCCTTTGTTTCGGCCTGCTTTAGCCAGTCAACAGGGCGCTTGCCAAATCTCTTGGCCACATCGGTCGCGTTGATCCATCCTTCGCTATTGAACCGAACAGCTTTGCCTTGATAGTGAAACGGAATGACGTTGTTCATAGATTGCTCCTTCCGCCTTGGAAAGGAGTGCAGGCAGGGGCGTAGGCGGAGCGAAACCGTCCCTTTTCGGTAGCGAACCTAGCCTGCACGGGTATCCCTTTCGGGATCTTTGGGCACAAAAAAGCCCCGGTGCGCAGAGCGCGTCCGAGGCTTCTCACTGCCCGGATGACCTGATGATCATTTCCGGTTCAGGGTGTCGGTTTCCCGACTATTTTCTGTCCCGGTTTGGGTGAGGGTTTTTACTCTCGGCCAAACTCGGGTTGTATTTCTGGAGCGTTTAAGGTTTTGCGGGGTGTCACCCAAACAAAAAAACCCAAGCTGGATGGCCTGGGTTTCGAGCGGACACAAAAAAAGCGCCTTATGGGCGCCCTGCTTACAACTTCTTCAACGTAGCGGAAAAGTACCGGTACTGGGCCAGGACGTCAAGGGACTACATCTGGTCTTCGGAGTAGATCCCGGCGCTGATCACCGCGCTGCCGACGATCATTCGACCGTAAAGCAGAGGGACTGGGTTGCCCTGGACGCTGGTGTTCACCGGGCCGTTGAAGCTGTAACTGGGCCGGTTGTTGGGGCTGTCTTGGGTTCCAAGGCCCTTGGCTTGAGGGCTGAGCATTTGGATAACGCCGCCGGCAACCAGAGCTAAACCAACCCCGAAAAGTGGCTGAAACCCTGGAATAAATGAAACGGCGATGAGCACAGCACCAACAATCGTTTGAAGCAGCCCTGCTCGCTTTGACCCAGTAATTACCGGCACGATACGGATTACATCTCGGCCGGTCGGCTTACCAAGGTCATCCTCTCCGATGTTTTCCTTTCCATTAAAGATGGCAAAACGAAGACCTTTGTCCTTGCTCTCGAGCATGAACTTTTCAAATCCAACAAATTGCTTGAAGTAACCCATGATGTCGCCCCACCCGGCACTGGTGGTCATTCGATGCTCACGCTTGCCAGTGATCTTTTCGAGCTGCTTGGTCACTATGACGGTTTGCATTTTTTCGGCGAATTGCGCCATATTTTCTCCAGGCAATAAAAAACCGCCCGAAGGCGGCTTGTTTGATCAATTCAAAGGCATCGATTTAGGGCCGGCAGTAGCCCGCCGCGACCAATCTGTGACCAAGAAGCACGCTGATAGTGCTTGATAATGCTGCCAGAGCCCTGGGCCCCCAGTTCAATATTCAAAACGTCGTCCGTCTGCCCAGTATCTGAGCCTGCAACAATGCGATAGCCGCTTGTTGTCTCGCTCATTACGGCGTTTGAACGGTAGTCTTGCCAGGCCGGATATACACATAAAGCCACGTCTCGAGGGGACTTTGTAGTGAGCTGCGTACTCACGGGGTTCTCAGCCATCAGATCGGAAGGTGTCGAACACCCCGCCAAAACCGCCAGCGCCATCGCGCCAATCAAAATCCGCATAGATCCAGCTCCTTTTGAGATCGGCAGACGATAGCATTTTCAGGCTGGATGAATCCTCAGTAACTGGCGGGAGGCGTGCGGTAGTAGCCTTCCTCTGCTTCATACAGCCAAGGACAAGCACATGCCAATGAAACAGGACTTCGATTCAGACCACTTCAAGCGGTGGCCATATATTCCCGAGCTTCGAGAGGACGGGAACAACAATAATGGCGGCATAGATCTAATTGAGCACCCCGAGCGGATCACGCTCATCCATGAGGCCACCGACGAAAACGGCCTGCGACCTCTCCTTATTGAGATGAACAAGCCAGGTGGGCAGTTCATGTCTCTCGGCTGCGCCTCTGGCATGGATGGTACGTACGACTCATACATCGAGTTCACTCTTCGAGACCATGAGCGGGCTCTGAGCATTGACGCCGTTCACGCCTTTGATTTGGCATGGAAGGATTGGGTTAAGTCAAAATACCCAGGCTACGCCGCACCGATTCTGGCAAACGTGGTATTGGCATATCGTTCATTTTCACTCCGCGGAAGTGAGCCGCAATATCTGATAACCGCTTACCATCGCGCGACGGAAGAATCGACTCATCGTCAGCTTGTGGAGCTTTTCCATCTATTTCTGCACGACTTTCAAGAGCTTCCGACATTTTAGCCTCCAGTATGACTAAGCGTTCTTGAGTGCATCCCTGTGTCGCCAGTAGCCCACCGTCACCTCCCCCCAGTACCCGCCATAGGTGTCACGCTTGCTGTCCCGCCCATAGAGGTGGTGCAGGATCGACCCTGGCGCTGGGAAATGCTCGGGCTCAGTCTTCAGCACGCCGTTAGCCAGGTAGATCCCGGCGTGGTTCGGCACTGGCGACCGGATCTGCATCAGCACAATGTCGCCATGCTCGAGGGTTGAGACCTTCTCGAAGCCGGCGGCCGGCAGATTCTCCAGGTAGAGGTTGCCGCCTTTGTCCCACCAGCCATCCTCGCGCTCGTAATCGCCCAGATCGATGCCCATCTCGCGCCGGTAGAAGTCGAGGATGATGCTCAGGCAGTCGTGCACGCCGTGGGCAAACTTGCGGCCCATCAAAGGTGCCTCGTAGCCCTCGGGCGTGAAGCTGACCAACTCGCCGGCGCGCAGATCACCATCGTCACCCTTTCGGACTTCCAGGATGTGCCAGGGCAGGCCTGAGGCCTCGCAAGAGACGCGATCAGCCTCACTTGGGGCCGCTGGGTAGTCAGGGTGGCTATGCACGACAGCGAGTACCCGCCCGCGGTCTTCGGCGGCTGCATAGTCCCCGGGCGCCAGGCGGAAGTGTTCGCTCGGTGTGGATGCAGTGTTGCGGCAAGGCACATAGACCTCCTTGCGCCCTTCTCGCACCAGGAGCCCGCAACACTCCTTGGGATATTCGGCCAGGGCATGCTGTTCGATTGCTGCTCTATTTGCTTTGTTCATGGTCAGCTCCGAAGCAGGCCGGCGGCCGGGAATGAGCCGAAAGGCAATGGGTTGTTCTCGCCAAAACGCAGCTTGCAGCTCGTCAGGCGGCCGCCGCATTTGTCCTTGGCTGCATCCGTGACAATGACGTCGTTCTCATCAGCCACGGGCGGCCCGTTGTAGCCGCAGTACGGCCCGCGGTAACCGCCACAGCTCAACCACCAGCAGACATTGGCCACGATCTGCCGGCGCGGGAGCTGGACACCCGCGAAGTCCAAGGCCGTGGCCAGTTCGAACTGCACGGTTTCGTTGTTCTCGGCCGACTTGCGCTCGACGTACCAGATGTCGGGCGGGAGCTCTTCGTCAGGGTCAGCCTCAGGCTGGCCGTCCAGGTACTTGCCCAGGGTTCGATGGCGGATCAGCTTTGACCCGACCAGGTCCTCGAAGTACAACACCAGCGCCGTGATAAACCCGCCAACGTTGCCGACAGAAAGCGTTGGAGTCGGCTGGGCACCCTGCCCCGTCATTTCGAACCCCTCAGCCTTGATCGGCCAGGGCGAGTACTCGTTGCCTTGCCAGAAGATCGAGGCCTGCTGGGGGTAGCCGTGGAAGCGGTATAGCTCAGCGCCCAGAACGGTGGCGTCGAGCTCAAAAAGCTCCACCCACGCGCCAGGCTCCAGGGTCTGGATATCGGCCGTGATCGGCATGGTGTTTCCTCAGGCAAAAATAAACCCGCTCGATGGCGGGTGGCGGCGTATCAGGTTGGCTGGACTGGCCGGTGGGTTGCGTCCGGGTAGCCCTCGGCGCCTTCGGTCCAAGCTCGCAGTGCAAGCCAGTAGGCCTTCCACTGTGCGGCGGTGCCGGGGATTGAGTCGTCACCAAATTCGATGGCGGTTACGTTTTCGCGTGCGATCGGCATTTCTGCGGCGCGCCAAGCGGCTTCGATCTGAGTTTTAGCAAGACTGCTTTCGCTCCACCCAGGAAACAGCCAGATCTGTCCGCCATCGGTATCAGGAGCGGGAACTGCTATTGCCCCTTCTGGCGGATCCGAATTCCACGCACCCAAATATGTCCCAGCAGAGTCAACATAGAACCGAACTTCTTTGCTCACAGCTCCGCCCTCACAATCAGTCGAACGTTTGACATAGTTGGGGTCTGCCCGTTACTAGGACTCCCTTTAACTGGAAGCTGGATAGATGGGGCTACAGAAACATAAACCTGGGTATCCGTAACGCTGATACTGACCCCGCTATTCGCCGAGGCGATAACCGTCGTATCGTTAAACTTTATTTCTTCGCCAACTACATATCCGTGCTGGGCTATTACGAAAACAAAATAGGCTGAATATTGTTTGGGTTTTGCAGCCACTCCCAAAGAATCGGTAAGTCCATGTGTAAAATAGTATGGCGAGTTGTAGACAACAGTGGTTTGCGGGCTTTCATATCGCTTAGTAAAAATCGCTGCGGTTTTATCAAGTTTAGAATTCAGAGCTGTCTGCAAGTCTGCTTGCGCCGAAAGTGTGCCACCTATCCCGCCCCAGGCAGCAGAGGCTGTGACCTCCTTAAAAGTCCCATCACCACAAAGAAACTTGAGCTGATCCCCGGCCACCGGAGCCGGAACAAGCCCAGCAGTCCCCGCTAACGACGCCGAGGCGCCGGCCATGGCCTTGGTATAAAACGCCGCGTTCTGGCCATTGAGCAGCGCAGAATCAGCGGCCTTCGCGGACAGGCCAAGCTTCTGGTTGAGCTGCCCCTGCGCACGCCCCAGGGCCACTAGGATGCTGTCCGCCGACGTGATAGCGGCATTCTCCAGCGACAGGCCGGCCAGGGTGATAGCGCGAACTGCTGCCGCCAGGTCGCTGATGGTCGCCGCAAGCTGGGTCCCGGTGTGGGTCGCGCGGTCGCGCAAGGCGGCATCCGTGGCGTTCTTGGTGGCGTCCGTGGCCACGCCTGCGAGCTTGGTCTTCTCGGCAGCCGTGAAGTCGCTCGATGACAGTCCTTTGCCCGCGACCTTGTCGACCTTGTTGTCCAGGCCAAGCGCAGAGGACAAACCTGCAGTTGGGATATCACCACCCCCGTCCGGAGTGACGCCCGCAACTGTCTGGACAGTCCCGGCACCACCACCCGATGCGCTGATAACAGGGTGATCAGGATCGGTTCGGTCGATCAGGATGTTTTCGCCCGCAACCAGTGTCCGTTCGGCAGCGTCGGCGGCGGCCTGGGCGGCGGCAGTCCTGGTATCGAGTTCGGCAAAGTTGTCGTTTATGACCTGACCGCCGGAGCGCAAGTCTTGCCCAGTGCCGTCATCAGGCGCACTGCCAAGATTCAGTGGGTCAATACTCATGGGTGGAATGCCTGTTCGAAGGTGGCAGTCAGGGTGTACGTGTCACCGCCCATGGCCTTGGGCTGATACTCGGCGCAGCGGTAGAGCTGCTGGTCACCAAGTGGATCGGTCCAGTAAAACGGTGTTGCACCCGCCTGCCGATCGAGGAACGCCATGATTTCCTTGATGCGCGCCTTCTGGCCGGAGAACGTGAGGGGCCAGGACTGCGTGCGGTTGTTGATGCCGTCCGCAGCCTTCTGCTCATAGCCATCACCGAACTTGGCAGACTTCGTGCGAAAGTTGATGGTTGCCGCCGGGTCGCCGTTCGGTGTCCAGGTGAAAGTTTCCGTAGCCATGTTTTCCTCCTGGCATAAAAAAGCCCCACCGAAATGGGGCTGCTGATTTATCGACCGTTGATTGCGGCCCAGATCTGGCCGCCGGGGCGAAGATCCTTCGCGATCTGCTCCTGGGCGCCCTGCTTGGCCGACTTCGCATAGGCCTGGGCCACGGCCTGGCTGTCCGCGTCACTCGCACCGCCTTGCCCTTCAGGCACCGCAAAGCTTTGCTGGATCACCACCTGGTTGTTGCTGGAGCTCTGTCCGCCCCCCAGCGCTCGCACGCCCAGCGCGCCGCCTGCGGTTCGGGTCAAAGGCATGATTGCCTCGGGCCCAGCCTCACCCATCATTCCAGCCTGCCCGCCCGCCATACCGAACGCGGTAGGCTTGCTGACGATGGAGTTGGTGAACGCCCCGCCATCCGCGAACATCTGCACGCCGCCCGACCACATGCCGCCATTGGCCTGGTAGCTGGAGAAGTCCGTTCCTGAGGTGTAACCGGCTTGGGTAGAGCCCGCGGAGGCAGCGCCGCCGAAGTACGAACCAGCAGCGGACGCCGCCATACCAAACAGCGAGCTAAGCGCGGAGGATGCCGCCTGTCGGGCCGCAATCCGCGCCATGTCGGCAATGATCGATTTGGCGAAGTCCGCGAAGGAAAGTTTCCCGGTCAACGCGAAGTTGACGATCGCGTCTTCCATCGAGCTGAAGGCGTTGGTGAACAGGCTTTTGGTCTGGCCGGCCACATCTCGCGCCGAATCCAGGTAGTTCTGCCAGGCCGAGGACGCTCCGTTCGTCCAGTCGCCCTGGGCAGCCGACATATCGTCGTAATTGCTGACGACCGTGTCGTGGAGCTTCTGCTGGGTTGCCTCGAGCGCCTTCAGCTTGTCGTTGTACTCGTCGAGGCTCATGCCTCGAGAGCCATCGCCATACTGGTTCGCCAAATCCAGCTTCTGCTGGTTGATCCTGTCGTCGATGCCGTTCTGCTGATTTGTCAGATCTCGCTGGCGGTCACCTTGGCCAAGTCCAGCTGCAGCTCGAATACCTTGCTCCCGCAGAGTATCGACCTGCTGTTGCAGCGCACTGGTGTAGGTCTTTACCGCCAGTTCTTGCTTCTTGAGTCTGCCCTCTTCGTTCTTGGCCAGCACGCTCAGCTCGGTATCGGCATCCTTCTGCGCCTTGACCATGGCCGCACGCGCATCTGCGATCTTCTGGTCCAGCTGGATACGCTGCGCAGCCGATGTGCCGGCCTTCCCTTTCGCGGCCTCAAGCGCTGCGATCTCGGCTTCATACGCCGCCGAAACCTCGTCACGCTCGTTGCCGATCATGGCCTGGCGCTTCAGCAGGTAGTCGGCCTGAGAGACCAGGCCAGCCTTCTGCGCGGCGTCCAGCTCCTTCTGCGCATTCTTGTACTCGGCCAGGATACCGGTGAGCGTATTCTTGGAGTCGTTGAAAGCAGTTAGGTCGACTGAGCCAGCTGCAGTTTTGGAGTCTTTGAACTTGTCGTTGATGTTCGAGACGTTCTTTGCGACGACGTCCTTATCAAGGCGCTTATCGCTGGGATTCGCCTTGCGGATATCGTCTAACTGTTGCCGATACTCCTTCAGCGCTTCCGTACGCTTTTGCTCGTTCGTCCAAGCGGACTTGGCAAGGGCATCGACCTTAGTCATCGCCGCAACCGCGTCTTTCTGGATTTTTGCCTGCTCTCCTTCGAACTTGGCAATATCCGCTTCGGCTGCTTTTTGGTCCTCCAGCATATTGAGACGGTTGCTGTAGAACTCGATCATCTCATTCTTGTTCTGGAAGGCCCCAACATCGCCCTTTTGAGCCCGCGCAAGGTCCAGACGGGCCTGATCAATGTCCGAACCGATATCGCGACGACCAATATTCTTGAGGTTGTCCGCTGCCCGCGCGACTGCGTTGTAGCCCTTCTCCCAAAAACTCAGGTTTTCGAGGATTCTCGGGGTGCGCTCGTTGATCGCATCGGCGTATTGCTCAGTGGCCAGCTTTACCGCGCCAGCGTGATCGCCTTGTTCCTCCAGGGCAGCAATCTGCGAATAAACAGACGCGGTCAGGTAATGGTATTGCTCGTTGAGCGCCGCGGACGCTTTCACCGGGTCATCCGCGATCTTCACAAACTCGGCAATCGTCTCGCCCACTGCCTTGCCAGTGGCTTCCTGCATCGACACAGCGGCCTGAGTAATGCTTTGAAAGCTCTCGCCGGCAATCTTGCCATTGCTGGCCAATGCAGCGAGCGCATCGGCGGCGGCGCCAGTGGTGCCAACCAGTGAGCCAACTTGGCGGGCCATGTCCCCGAGCTGACCAGCACTCACTCCGGCAGCGCCACCAGTTAGAATCAGCGACTTGTTGTATTCGTCCTGCTCCTGGGTGCCCTTGTAATAAGAGACGCCAAGCGCAGCCACAGCGGCTGACACCAAAGCAATTGGTCCCAATACTGCCAACAGGCTTGCAGCAGAGGCCCCGGCGCCTGCGCCAAGCTGTGCGACCGCACGAACCCCGCTCCCCCAATCTCCAGACGACAGGGCGTTGCCCAGTTGAACAACGTTTTCCTGAGCTTGGCGAGAACCGAGTCGTAGCTTGTCGAAGCCAGTGGCAGTTTTCTCCAGGGCTGCGCGGTCACCGCCAATTTTTGCAAGCGCTGCACTGTAGCGGTTGGCATCAACCACACCGGCTTTGTGAGCGGCTTCCAGGGCCTTTTCCTGCGCCTCAAGCTTGGCGAGTTTTGCCGTCACGGGGTCAATGCTGTTGACGGTGCGCTTCAGCGCTTCGATCTGGCGATTCTCGGCCTCAATCAGCCGTTGCTTCTGTGCAGCCTCTTTAGCTTCCGCCTTTTCGATCTTGTCGTAGGCCTTGCCCAGTTGATCCTGGTAGCGGGTCTGCTCCTCAATCGTGACCAGGCCACCCTTGCGTGCGCGCTCCAGCAGCCCTTCGGCTTGAATCAATTGCTGGATGCTGTCGAGGCTACCCGTCATCGCCTTGTCGAGCTGGCTGATCACCGCTATTTCGCTGGTGGCGCTTTCTGTAGCTTTCCGCTGGGCGCCAGCCTGCCGCTCCCGCGCGCCGGTGGACTTATCGATCCCCTGAGCGGCCTCTGTTTCAGCCTGAACAATCTTCTTGCCAGTGCTGGCCAATCCATCGCCAGCCTTGCCCAGATCATCTACAGCCTTCTCCGCGCCCTCGGCAGCGACTACCAGCTTTCCCAGATCTTCGGCCGCTTTCACAGCTCCCGACGACTCAACTGCAATGCCAAGCGATGCGAAGTTGGTGCTCATTTGTTGTCTCTCTGTTCCGCCATCACCTGCAGGGCCTCAGCTTCCATATGCCGGATATCGCTGAAGATGCTTTGCCGTTCGCTGGCGGGCACACCACACATTCGAATGACGCTCGGAAGGACGGCATAGTCCAAACCGGTAGCGCCGCACGCACCCACGCGCCACTGGGTGCTCATTGCCTCGAAGACGGTGAAGGCCGGCCAGTTATCTGGCCAGACCTCACAGTCCTGTCCGGAGAGATCGCCGACCAAGAAGCCAAAGGTCTTCAACTCTTCAGCCGAAGGACCTTGCGCGTAGAGGGCGCGTGCAGCGCTTAGGAGTTTCCCAGGCGGGATTGGTTGAAGGCCTCGGAATATGCAGCCAACACAGCGCTGGGTACCGAGACAATGGAGCTGACGAGGATGCGGATATTCTCGTCGTTCAACTCCTCCTCAAACTCCCAGCCGGCCACAACCGCCTTGACCTGATCCACCTGCAGATCAATCTGGGCCGCGGTAAACGACTTGAGGTCCATCTCCTCGACCTTCAAGCCAAGCGCCTTATGGCGCTCTCCCCAGTCGGCATACAGATCGGCGAGCGCGGTTCGGTCCAGGTACTTGAACTCGAACCCAACCTGCACCGGATCGCCACCGACCTGAGGAACCATGACGGTCGCGTGAAAGGTCGGCCTCTGGATCAGCGTGAACTTGGCCATGGGTTAGATCACCGCAGTCAGGTAGCGAGTGGGCTCGGACTGCAACGCCAAGCTCACGGTACGAGTGAGCAGGTTGTTGCGGGAAACGGCCGGCTGCTTGGAGAACGAGGTGTATGCCCCGTAGAACAGCGTGTCGTTACCTGGAAGGTTCAAGCGAGCTGCTTCAACCTGCTTCCCGGCATCGGCCTTCATCAGCACACCGTTGAATGGCTGTGCAGGGTCATCAGCGATAGTCAGCACCATGCTGGCCGCCGACTTATCGGTGGGGATCTGCTTGCCCTGGTCGTTCTCGAGGAACACCACATCCAGGTAGTTCTGCTCGCCGCCGGAGAAGGCCAGGTCAGTTACCTGCGGGATCTGTACCCAGGTCAGCACCTTCTTCAGGGTGCCCGCACCGTTGCCGGCCGGGAAGATCTGGGTATCGGTGGTGTCGATACCTTCCAAGGTGATGGCGGCCGCTGTCGCGGCCTTCACGCGCACGACCTTGTTATCCAGCTTGCTCCAGCCGGAGGTGATCAGCACGATGTCGCCGGCATCGAGATCAGCACCGACGACAGTGGCCACCGCCTCAGCAGCATTGGAGATAGCAGTGAACGGCAGTACAGCCTCATAGGTGGCTGCGTGCTGGAAAGTGCCGCCGTTAGGAATTTTGTATCCCATGGGTTTTTCCTCTTTGCAGAAATGACAAAACCCGCTCAATGGCGGGTTCTGGGTTTGCCCAATGGGCGAATTAGTTGGTGTCAGCGCGGTACTGGAAGGACACGGGCACGGTGTAGGTGGTGTCTCCCTGAATACCCGGGCCCTGGTCTGGTGGCGTCATGGTGATCACTATCAGGCCGCCCTTCTCGCTTCGCTCATATAGCGGAAACAGCGCGCTGATCTCGTCAGCCAGGCCGCCGGCCGGACCGCGGTACTTGCCCGATGGCACTACTACGCTGGCCTGGAAGACGCCGGTGTACAACCGGTGATCGCCGCCCAGGGTGTTGCTCGTAGTATCCGCCGGCAGCGTGTAGGCACGGAGGTAGGTTTCTCCGTCTTTTGGCATGTAGGCCTCGTTCTCAACCACCACCTTCAACGGCGGAACCCTGGCTTTCGCCCAAGCAATAACCCGGGCCTGGAAGATAGTGGCGATAACGTTATGGCTCATACCTGGTTGTTCCTGATGGCTTCGTCGACGATCTGCTGGAACCTGGCGAGCGTGATTCGAACCATGCCGCCGGGGGCCTGCTTGGAATGCCCGTACTCGAGCGGAACCGCATAAGGCAGGTTGTTCACGATGTAGGCTGTCTGGCCTGCTGTCAGCTGCCCGACCTGCAGCCGCAGCTTGGCCAGGGTCACACCTCCAGAAGGATCGACCTGATCCAGCGTGCCGTCGGCCGGCGTATCGATCGAAAACTGCCAGTTCCCCCGGAAGCGGCCGCCGATATAGTCCTTGCCGGCGACCAGGCCGTTCACGTTGAAGTTCTGGTCGCGCTCGGTCTTGGTCAGGGGCTTGGCGTACTTCACACCGCGGCGCAGCTTGCCGGCCTTGGTGAAGTTGCTTTCGTCCAGGTTGATCAGCGTGTTGCGCACCGAGACCTTGAAGTCGTAGTCGTCGGCTGCGCGTGTATTGTTTGTGCGGTGCGCCACGTTGGCCGCCCAGATCTCCGGATTACCCACCGGAGACATGCGAATCACGCTGCTGCCGATCTCGATCACGATCTCGCGAAAGGTGGCGTCAATGCCCGCCTGGGCCTGCTCGGCAAACTGGCGGATGTTCTCGGCGAAGCTGCCGTTCCTGCCCACGTACCGGTTCATGACCGCACCTGCAGCTCGTAAAGAATCGGCGTACCGGCAGGGTTGATCTCTTTCAGCGGCGGAACGATGGACCAGGTCAGGCCCTGAATGACTACCTTGTTCAGCAGATCAGGCGCCCACTCCAGCCCCTGGGCGGCGATCTTGAGCTTCTTGTCGCCCTGCTTGATGAGACTGTTGTTCTGGAATTCTTGCCCGGTGAAGTCGAGCAGGATGCCCTGCGCGGTTTGCTCGATGATGGTGTCAGGGCCGGCCGAGTCGGTATCAGGATCGTACTCACCGGGCTTGATGTCGCGGATAATAACGGCCTGGCCGAACTCTGTGATCGTCTCCAGAGCCATCACGGCCATTTCGTCGTAGAAGGTCATGATAGCTCCAGAGCCAAAAAACCCAGCGCGATGGCTGGGTTTTAGTAAGACAGTGATGATCAGCCGAAAGTCAGCGTAACCGTCGAGTTGGATGGATCCAAGGCGTTAAGAATGTCCACTCCAACTTCGGGTAGCAACATCCATTGAGGTTTTCCGAAAGTCTGCGGGTAGCCCATACCCCCATCTTCATGCCATCGACACGCAACGCTTAGATTAGGCTGGCCATCCCAAAATCCCGATGCGATTGCAAACTCACCATTATTGAAAATGATGCTCTGGACTTTGAATTTGTTTGTGCTATTCAACATGCTAATAACCTCTGTCGTTATCTGATTATCCCTTCGCTTTCAGCCACCTCAGTTGCGGCTCTACTTGCTCGGGGAGTAGCTACGATCCACCAAACGAAATGCTCTGTCAAACAACCAAGGGCTTCATGCCCGAACCGCAAACAAGCCTCGCTTTTGCAGGTAATCAGCAAACTGAGTAGCACTCGGCCGATCCGGCGCCGCCGGCAACAGCCTGGTGCTGGTGCTGGGGATAGCCGCGTATTGCCGCGTCACCGCGCCCTCAACACGATCTAGCAGCACCGCCCCCTTCCGTTTCTCTACCGGATCAATATCGTCCTGATGAATCTCAGCGGCCAAGGCCATCTGCCCGTACTGGATTCGCGCCGGCAGGTAGTTGTTTGGCTTGATCTCCTGGTCCAGCAGCACCTCCCGGCGCGGCCAGGACAGGCCTTGCTCACTGTTGGTCTTGCGCCCCTTCCAGGTCATGCCATCCATCGCCAAGGCCGCCCGGCGCAGCAACGCTTCCTGCTCAGGAACACCCGCAGGAATGACCGTGCCGAACTTCACGGCATACATGGCCAGGTCCTCGGCGCTTGCGTAGCTGTCGGCGTCAGGCTTGCCGGTGCCGTCCTCGATGATGAGCATTTGTCAGTCCTGTGCTTTGAGCAGTTTCAGCAGGGTTGGCTGATCAGCCTTGTCGTCGAAGGTTACTGACTTTTCTGTCAGGGCGGCCTTCACTTGGTCGAGATCGAACTTGTCGCGAGGATCAGCCGCAGCTTTGCCCGACTCGCGATACTCAGCCTTGAGCTTTGCCTTGGGCGGCTTCTCGGCTTCATTGTCACGGTTTTCGGTCATGTTCGCATCGATGATGCGCAGGCCGGCCTTCTTCGCGAGAGCCTTTACGTCATCTTCATAGCGGTGGAAAGGGCCCGGGAGATACCAGACGTTTTTATCAGTCATCGTTGTCACTCCGCTGGGCCAGGGCTCAACACCCCGGCGCAGTCATTGAATGGTTACTTGGAGGCGTCGCCGATCAGAGCAACACCAGCGGTGTGCTTGATACTGGTGGCGGTCTTGTCCCAGTTGGTACCGGTCGCCAGCTCGGCGTCCGTTGGAGACTTGCCGCCAGTGGTGGTGTCCCAGGTGTAGCCCTTCATGCCCAGGCCGAAGGTGTAGTCGGTTTGAAGCGTAGTTTCGATACGCTCCTTGCCGTTGGTGGTCTGGACGTTGCTGATGATGTCGCGGCCGTCGTGAACCAGCGCAGCGCCTTGCACCAAGGACAGGATGATTTCCTTGTTCGGGGTGCCGGCCTGCATCAGAGCCGGGGCATCCGTCACAACGGAGATCTTTCCGAGGATGTCCACCACGCGGACGTTGCCCGCCTGGAACAGCTGCTGCTGGTTCGCCAGGTTCTGACCCACCAACTTGTGGTAGCTGGTGCCCTGCATCACCTGGGTGACCAGGTTCTGGCTTGCGTCGCCGAACTTCGCGTGAGCGTTGTTCAGGCCAGCGTAGGTGATGCCGGCGGTAGCCGACACATCGTTGACCGCGGCGGCCTGGGCGGTGATTGCTGCAACCAGAGCGGCGATCGCGGTGTTCAACTGGTCCTTCAACAGGATTTCAGCGAACGCGCGGCTGGCGACTTCGATACCTTGCGCGGTTGGACGCTCCAGCCAGGTCATCTGCGACGGCTCGTAGCGGATCGGGCCGAAGCCACCGGCGACTTTCACCGAAGTGTTCTTCAGCTCGGTCAGGTCGGTGGCAGCAACGGTGGCGTTGGTGCTGTAGCGATCCACCCGGCGCTGAGCAGCCGCCAGGGTCTGGAAGAACGACTCTTGAAGGAAGTCGCCAGTAAAACCATCAGGAGAGAGCACGATTGCGCCACGGCTGGCAGCGTTGAAAGCGGCGAGATACTGATCCAGCGTCTCGAGAGTCGCCGGCATGATGTATTCGTTGAAGACCTGCATTTGAGACAGGGACATGGGTTAAATCCTTAACTGAGAGGGAGATCTGGGAACTTGCCGGCGATTGCGGCAGTGCGTTCCGTTTTGGTGCCGCCGATGTTTCCTTTTGCGGCCCCGCCGCCACCTCCAGCACCGGCAGCCCCGCCGCCCGATGCCTTACTACCCGCGATCAACGGCGCGAAGGCCGTGTCGTTTGCGAATTCTGCTTTCAGCTCATCCAGCGTTGCCGCCGAGAGCTTGCCCTGCTGGTCGAGAACGACCACAACAGGCTTCCCGTCGCGCTGCTCGACGCTCAGGCGGCGTTCAATGTGCGGCAACAGGGCTTTGGCGCTGCCTGGGATTGCCAGGGCAGACGCGATGTCAGTAGCGGTACGGCCAACGGTCAGATCCCGGATCTGCCCACTCAGCGCCCCACGCTCCTGTTCCAGCTGGCCGCTCAGCTCAGCTTCACGGCGCGCGTACTTTTCGGACCAGGACTTTTCAAGCTCATCAACGTTGCCCGATTTGCGTGCGAGTTCTTCTCGCTCAAGACGAGCTGCTTCTTCGGCTTCGCGCGCCTTCTTCTCTGCGGCTTTCTTCTCGCCGAGCAGCTCATCAACCTTGGCCTTCAGGCCAGTTACATCTTCTTGCTGCGGCAGACCTTCAATGCCGAGTACGAACTTGCCGTCCTTCTCGGTGTAAAGGGCGCGCACGGCTTCATCTACCCCTTCCAGGGTATCCAGTTGGAATTTCAGCATTGGTTGTCTCCCAGAGACGTAGGTGCAGGCCCTGCCTGCGTTATGAGCGAATCATGCTGTGGTGTATGGTTGGAATTGGCTGCAGACATAGACCCCTATGACTGGCCGAACCGAGTGCATCAACATGATTGGTGATAAACAGTGGCGCTCTGACAAGCGCAAAAAAGGGGCAGCCCTGAAGGAGTTAGACGCCTTCATAGAGCTGCAGCGTAACCATGGCAATCTGCTTGAAGACACTTTGACTGGTGACTTCGGCCGCAGCCACGGCGACTACAACCTCGCGAACCAGCAGGCCAAGGCTTGCGTCACGTTCGTCGAGGCGATGATGGATGGTCGCACCGAACTTCCTGCAGTACTGAAGGAGGCGGTTGCTGCCAAGCGGGCCAAACCTGCGGCTGACGAGGCAGAAGTTGCCGCGCCAGCCATCGCGTAACACCGCAATAAGAGCGCGGAACTAATCACTCCGCGCTTTACAAGCCGGCCCGCTCGAACGCCAGAGGCTCAAGAGCCTTCATCTGCACGAGGGTCAGAGGTGAAAAGTTTCGATCAAGCTGCAGTTCGGCGAAACGTTCGATGCTCAGGCCGCCATCCCGCAGTAACTGGGCGCGTTTCGGGCCTATAGCCTTGTTCTGAAACGCCGCCGGTTGCCGTACAAGCCAGTCGTAGTAGCTGAGGTCTGCCCTTACCTGCTGCGGGCCAGCATCGCCGACGGAAGCCCTCGTAGCGCCCTCGGCGAACAGCGTGCTAAATCGGGTCACCGCCACCACCGTCGAGCGACAGTTGATGTGGATCGGCGGTCTTGGCCCCTCAGTCAGCTTGAAACGGCGCTTATCAAGCGTCCGGCATTGGCTGGTTGTCTTCGAATCCAGGGTGCTGACCCACTCCACCGACTGCACGACGTCGCTGTTTTCCTTCAGCGTCTCCATGCGCGCCTGGGTGGCGACGTGCTGCACCGCCGTCCGCACGATTGCGCCGGCGTTGCGGTTGGTCGTGGCCAGGATGCCGTCGTTGTAGTTGAGCGCTTTGGTGCCCCGAATGTTCTTGATGATCTGGAAGTTGGTCTGGCCTTCGAAGAAGCCCTGCCTGATCGCGCCTGTGAGGCGTTGTCGCTCGGTGGAGGTGAAGCCATCAATGAACGACTTGAGCAGCTTGCCGCCGTCCACACCGCGCACACTGAGCGGATTGGTGAGGATGGCCGTCTTGATTGCAGCAGCGCCTGGCACCGCTGCTTCGAATGACACGCCCGCCGGGGCCGCGCGAGTGAGGCTGGTGGCTTCAAACTGCGCCTCGTAGTTGGCGATATCAACCAGGTCGAGATTCAGCTTCTCGCTGTACTGATCGAAGATCCCCAGCAGCAAGCTGTCGACTTCGCTCAGTAGCCGCTCCAGGCGGGCGACGGTGTAATCAGTCAGGTCCGCCCGGGTGAGCCGCTCGCGTATCGAGCGGTCGATCTCCTTGAGGAAAGGCGCAAACTTCTCAACCTCCCCCGACTTCAGTTGCTCCAGGAAGACGGCGTGGCGAATCGTGGCATCAAGGATTGCTTGGTTTGCCGCCATTCGGGATTACCTCATCGTCATCCAAGTCAGGGCCAGTGCTTTGGGCTTCGAGCTCGCCCCGGATTTCGTCGTCCGTCTTCTCTGGGTCTATCACGCCGCGATCGCGCAAGTACTGCCAGAAGTCGCCCTCCGGTAACTTGCCGCCCTGCACCGCATTGAACAGTGCCACCAGGATCGTCGGATCCAGAGTGATCTGGCTGAAGTCCTGGTTGAGTTTGTAGATCGCTTCGCCAGGAGCATTCACGAACTCGGCCATCCAGGCCAGGCACTGGCTATACGCTTCGCTGACGTTGCTCACCACCAGAGAGAGAACGCTGTGTTCGGCAGCGCTGTCGTTGTCGGCCTGGGTTGCGGTCTTCACCGCGCTACCACGCTCGATCAATCGGGCGCCCAGGGACACCATGTCCTGCTTCTTGGCGTCCATGGCCTCCTTCACCAGCGTGTTCGGCTCAGGCTGAGCAAACCCGCACGATCCACTGGCTGGAAGTGTCAGCGGCGCCCTGGAGCCGACATAGATGCCATTGACTTCAAGGTGGTCTCGCCAAGCTTCGTCCAGGCCGGAGATCCAGAACTGCGGCTGCCCCGAGAACCAGACCGAGTCTTCATAGTCCGCACTGTTGCAGTAATGGCCGATGTTCAGCACGGCCATGTCGTACAGAGGCGAGTCGTCGATGCTGGTGTCGTTGTTCTCACTGCCGAGAAACTGAAAGGGGATAACGCGCCAAGGCTGGCCGGCGCCGCTCAGTGGTGTAAACGGCGGGATGATCATCGCCGTTTCACTTGAGTTCTCCTGCCAAACTTCCTGGGTATAGAGGCCAGCCTCATCCAGGCGCAGCACGCGATACCGCACGACCTTTTCGCTACCAAAGCCATCATCAGTGTCTATGTCAGCTTCTTCACGCAACACGACCAAGCTCAGCAGGTGCTGACCGCCGACCCTGCGGGTCTTCCAGTTCCTGATGGATTCGGCCGGATAGCTCGCCACATTGGCCCGCGCACGCCCCGCTTTTTCATCAGCCTTGCTCACCGTGCCAGCCTGAACAGCGGCGTAGTCCACCAGCAATCCGTGCCGGCCAACCTCAAGCAAATGCCCGATGACAGACTGCGACTGCTGATAAACACTCACGCCCTGCCCGTCGATATCCGTGGCGACGTAATCGAGTGCGCCAGGAACAGTCAGGGTTGGCCAGGTACGGAACACTGCGCCCACCAGGCTATGCTTCGTTCGGCCTGTGGCGTTGTAGAAGACGGCGCGTTGCTTATAGGACTTGTACCGCTCGATGTTCTCAGGGCTCGTGTCGTGATGATTGGGCTTGGGCAAATACACATCGCCGCGCCCCTTTACCGTCTCAGAGCCCTTGCACACGTCGCGCACCAGACGCCAACGGGACTGCGCCGCGTCGTATTCCGGGCGGGTGTATGTGACGTCTGCCATTAGCGTGCGAATCCCATTTTGATTGATTTGACCGGTTTCCTCGCGCTCTTCGCGACAGCGAAGTACCGGAAGCCATCGGAGCCGTGAGACGTCCAATCGTGAAGCGGCTTGTCTTTCCAACAGCCGCGCTTGTCGTCCCATTCCTTGCGGTAGTTCTCAAGGCAGGACACACCCTGTTCGCATTTCGAGTCATCAAAGACGCACTTGGGCAGTATCTCCCGCACCTGCTCGATGCCGTCATTGACGCCGAGCTTCGGAACGACCTGGAACGTCATGCAGTACTTCTGACCGTCGATGTCATAGCCCTCACGAGCCAGCTCTCGACGGGTCTTGGCATCGCTGCCGAACTCTCGGTTGTCGATGTCGTGCGGCCCCCAGTGCTCGGAGTAGGTGTAACCCTTGTCCTTGAGCACCTTCATGTAGTGCCGCAGACCCTCGCCTGAGTTTTCGTAGTAGTCGATGACGTGAAACTCTTCGCCGACCTGGCGCACGAACCAAATGGCCGTGGAGTCACCGACACCGATGTCCCAGAAGGTCATCACTGGAAGGTGGCTATTGTCGGGAATCACCCCGATCCGCTGCTGGGCGTAAAGCTTGGTCAGCTGCTGCGCGTAGTAAGCGCCCTCGACCGACTGCTGGAAGGCTTCGACGGGGATTGACGGATATTCCCGCTTCATGTCGTCGCCGAGTGTCTTTTCCTTGGCTGCGTACCAGGCGCGCTGGCCGTCATCGGTGACGATGCCATGCTTGGCGTGCAACTCATTGAAGTAGTCGGTCAGGCGCTGTGGGATGACCACATCGGTCGCGTCTAGGCTGTAGGCCTTGTTGTTCCACCAGCTGAAGAAAAAGAACTTCCAGTCGAGCAGGCCCAGCGGTACACCGGAAAGCTGCTGCCTCTCCGCCGATTGGCTGTAATCAAAGAAATACCCCGCCCGGCCCTCTGCCGTTGACTCGATGGTGACGAAGCACTCAGCGGCCACCGCCTCGAAAGCGCCGGTGACGATCTCCCGCGCCTTATGCGGGAACTTGGCGCAGATCTTCCCAAACTCGGATACGTGCAGGTAGCGCAGCGTGCCGCCCCGGAACGAGGTTGAGACATACAGCGAGCCGCCCTTACTGAACACCAGCTCACCCGCAGCGTCGTTGCGCGCCGGGTTGGCAGCACGGAGCTCTTTCGGCAGATTGTCGTAGGCGTACTTGACCTTCTCCCGGAAAAGCCGCTTCGCGTCGTTGAGTGTGTGAGCGATAAGCGCGCACTTCGCAGCCTCGAACAGCGCCGCATCCAGCTGGACGATGCACACCAGTGTCGTGAAGCCCAACTGCCGAGCCTTCAGGATGATGTTTCGGGTATGCATCCCCTGGAAGTAATCGATCTGCTCCTGCGTCATGCGGAAGCGAACCTTCTTACCCTGCTTGTCGGTGATGAAGTAGAGGTTATTCAGTCGCCAGAATCGATCCCGAAGCAGCTTCAAGTGCTCGGGCTTCATGTCAGGCGTCCTGTGTTAGTTCATCCATCATCTTCGAGATCTCGTCGGCGTCGTCCGTCTTCTCCTTCTCGTCCAGGCTGAATGCCTGACGCTCCAGGACTTGCAGGTTCTTCATTGCAGAGGAAAGCTGGAACAAGGTTTTGGAATTGCTGGGTAGCGCGACAGCAGCGAGCATTGAGGCCCGACGCATGCCGTTGTTGTCTTCGCTTGTCTCGTCGATGATCGCGTCTTCGATCTCTTCGCGGCGCTGGATGGTATTGAGCAGGTCATCCATCAGCAGGTTCGCAAGGTTCGAGGCCTTGCGAATATCTCGGCGATGGCTGCGAACCACCCGAGCGCCTTCTTCTGCGGCCTCTTCGATGATCTCGGCGTCAAGTTCGCAGTTCGCGCCTTGGTCGTTGCGAACCTCTCCGCGAACCAGCTTGCTGCGAACCTCTTTACGTACCTGGTCGGAAAGGTCTCTCGCCCATCCTTGAACCTTGGCTTTCTTCCGGATTGCCGTGTCGCTCACGCCTTGGCGCTCTGCGATGGTCCTGATGGAAAGCGCCCCGGCCCGGTAGGCGCGTTCGATTGCCTCCCAGTCGGGTTGCTTGGTTGTCATAAATTATCTCAGGCAAGCCTAAAGGCGGGATTGAAATAGTGGTGCGTTGCCGGTATTGATGAGGATCAATCGAACGGAAGGAGCAATACTGATGCCAACGCTTTTGGAAACCGTCCACTCTGCTGGCAAATACATAGAAACGCCGGTCGTATCTCGCCCTTACGCTGTAGCGGCCGCACTAGAAGTGATTGCGGGCCTCGCGGCGAGTGGCAGCCCGGCCACGAACCTGGCTGCCGAGTTCGAAAATCTCTCGCTTTACGCTGACAAGATCCAAGAAGCCCTGAAAGTTAAGTGACCCATCTGTGCCGCACTCACCTGCGGCACACCTACCCTTCCCCGATGTCGAGCAGCACATCAATCAGCTTCTGCTCACCCAGGCGCATCGCGCCAAGGCATTGCAGGTCGTCGCACTTGGGGCCGAGACCGAACACGGTCACCTCTCCTTTCGCTCCGATAAGCGTCAAGGCGCCTACAGTGCATTCCGGATGCTCACCTGCATCAAGGTCGTCGGCGATCTTACGCAGGGTCTTGGCAGCGTCGCGCCAGTCCTCCCGCTTGAACTGCAGAACGTTGATAGTCATGCCGCCCCTCACACTTGCGCGCCACGATTTGGCGCATTCGAAAACGTGGCGCGGATCGCAGTTACCCGACGCGCTGGCCGGAGATCACCTCGCCGAGCGTCAGGCCATGCCGGCTTCGCTGTGACTCGATACCCGCCGCTATATCCTTGGCGACCATCCCTTCCGCAACGTCGTCGGCGATCTGCCCGTTGGCGAATTCACCGATGACACTGGATGCTGCACCGTGCTGCGAACCGTCCTGATTCGACATTGCTTCGTAGCGAGTCACGACGTAGCGAGTTACTGGGCGAACTTGGTATTCGTTACTCATAAAGCCTCCGGCCTGCGCACAGGCTGATTGTGGGTGAAGCGTGTCTGCTACTTAACCCGCCGCTCGATACCACCTGGCGCCTTGTCGCAGTGCAGGCAGTGCTCGCAATTCAGAGTCCGACACAGCCAGGCTTTTACGGGCTGCCAGTACGTGACCATGAAGATGTGCCGGGCACCGGCCAGGGCCAGGGACACATGCAGCGTCAGGCCGGCCGAGCTCGGACCGAAGAAGATGTTCTGACTGCGCGCCATCACGACAAACCCGCTGATGGCGATCGCCGAGTAGATCAGCTTGCCGAGGATGCCGTCTCTCACCTTCCCGCTCAGAACGCACCAGGTAGCCCACAAGGCGATCAGGCCGCAGGCAATGGAGTTGATCAGTTCAAGATTCATGGTGGATTGCCTCCCCCGAACCTCTGGCGGATAAGAGCCCAGAGGTCAGCGGATTTGATAGCTCGGTTGATGGCAGCCAGAAGCGAGCCGCCGAACGCCCCCAGGAGAAAGCCGACACCCGCAACGATCTTCGGCTCGGTAACGCCAAGGTAGGTGCTGACCATGCTCGTCAGGTAGATCGAGCAGGCCATGCCTGTGATCAGAAAGATCACCCAGGCTCGCCAATCACTCAGATCGTCCTTGTGCCACCAGCTGGCGATCACGGCACCAACGAGGCCTGCGATCAGCAATTCGAACCTGTCGATCTTGTCGAGCAGGCGCTGTAGATACTCCATGCGCTCGACTCCGGGGGGCATGATTGAAGAAAAAAGGCCTGCGTCGGCCTGGGCATTGCCCAAAACAAAAAGGCCCCGATCAATGTCGAGGCCCTGAATAGGTGCGCAGTCTTTCCCGCTGTCAGCCAAAGACCTCCCCAGCGTCGACGCCCCTATGCATCGATCTCGCTGTTCTTGTCTCGCACCACCTCGTAAGCATGTGAGTCCGAGGCGCGCGGGCTGCCGGTGTTGATTCCGTACGTCGCACTATCCGGCTATCGACGTCCAGGCGTTCCCGAGGGCTGTCCTGGCTACAGTTGGATTTTGGGCAATAAAAAACCCGGCGCTGGGCCGGGTTCAGGGTTTCGTGTGCGTTTCGCGTTACTTGTGCACTATGGGAAAAGTACGCGTAAAACCCCGTCATGTCAATATTATTATGCCGCTTCTTGATCTTTTTCCGAGTGGATCACCTGCCATAGCGGCTGCTGTGCCTGAATATCCACTTCCTTTATCACTTCTTTCAGGGATTCCCATAGGTCTAGCCAGTCGCGCGTCCAGTTCTTCGGGTCGATGGTGACGCCGAAGAATGTCAGCATCTCAGCGGCAACACGGGCCGGCCCCCACTCTGCCGATCCGGCGACCTCCCCCTTGTACGATTGCAGGGCCAGCGTGACCAGGTACTGCGCCTTAACGCGCTTGGCCGATGTAAGGTCTGGCAATGCAGCCTTGGCGGTGATCAGCAGGACCGCATTCAGCAGGTGCCGCATGTTCATCGCCGGGTGATACAGGTAGTGTCCGAACTGCTGCACCTGGAACGGCAGCGTGTCGATGGCCCGCAGCACCTTGCCGATCGTGGCCAGGTGCGCGGCGCGGGCGGTTGACCGGCCAAGCGGCGTACCGCGCGTCTCGCTGATGCTGATCTTCTGGCGCACAACCTGAATGCGCTCCTCCTTGTCTTCCCCAAGCGCAGCGAACACGGCCTCGGCGCGGCGCATACGCTGCCCCTTCTTTATCGGTGCCGATTGGGCCTTGTCGATGGCCACAGCGCTGATCGACGCATTCGATTCGTGCTGAGCCTCAGTCCATACCTGCCTTGCGTTGATCAGTTTCATGCTGCGAGCCCCTTTTTCAGTTCTTTGGTCTTTGCCCGGTACTCGGCCTTGATGGCCTTGATCTCTTCCACGGTGTACTTGCAGGCGGGATGCAACCCTTCCAACCAGGCCACCTTCTCGGCGCCGATGCGCTGCACCAAGCGGATTCGGTACTCCACGGCGTTGCCGGACAGGTTGCGGTTGCACTTAACGCACTGCCGGTGGATGTTCAGCGGCTCGAAACGCAGCTCAGGGCATGCGCCCACGGAGCGGTAATGCCCGGCGTCCCACCGGCTTCCGGTCATGAGGTCGCTGTCGTTCGGCGTCGAGTCGCAGCTGATGCACGGCAGGTGCGCGTCACGCAGGCGCACGTACTCGTTAACCGCGGCCTGGGCTTCGCGCAGGTGATCCGCCCGGCTCTTGAGCTTCTCCTTGCGGACCCGGATCTCAGATCGCTCGACCTGGCCCAGCGACTTGCGCGCCTTCGCCTCGTTCACGTCCTTGATGGCCAGGCCGCACTTCGGGCTGCACACGGCCTGCCCCAGACGCTGCGGGACGAATAAGGCCCTGCATGCTGGGTTCTTACAGGTCTTGGGCTTGGGTTGCTTGGTGGCGAGCATCAGCGGTCCTCCCGCTTCTGGCGCATGTAAAAGTTCGCCACCACTTCGGCAAGAAAACGGCAGCCAAGCTCAGACAGACCGCTGGCGAACTCGCAGGCCGCTTCTGCCCGACTCGCATACTCTCTATCCAGTCGAAGCGCGACAGCACTGCAAAAACCTGCAATGTCTTCCGCGTCCATTTCCTTGACCAGCTTGTCGACGGACAAAAACACGGTCGTTTCGGTGGTTATTCCAAGTCCGTCGCTCATCAATACCGCCCTCCCCAATTGTCTTTCTGCGTCCACCGAACCTGGTGTTCGGCGCCAAAAGCAAAAACCCATTCGATCAACTCGGAGCACTGCTTCACGGTGAGCTTGCTTGTGCGCTCGTAGATGACGTCGAAGCCGTTGCCGTCTACCGCTGGGATCATCTGCGGCTTGTCGCCCGTCTCGCGAAGCCAAGCAGCCGTCAGCAGGCGCTTCCAGATCAGGACGTCCCACTTCTTCCCGGCGTGCTCGACCTGGGCGGCGATATCGGCCAGCGCCGCGTGCAGGGCCTTGTTCTGCTCCCCACTGCGATCCACGTCGGTGATGGCCAGCTTCTTGGGCTTGGCCAGGTCCAGACCGGCGATATAGCCCATGGCCTTGGTGCGCTCTGATTCGTTGCGGATCTGGAGGCTGGTCATGGCCGATCTCCCTTGCCCATGGCGGCGCGGCGGCCTTCGTGGAACGCCATAACCTCTTGCATCCCGTCATCGACGGCGACAATCTCCCGGTCGAAGTAGGCCTGACTGTCGGTTTCACCTTCTGGAGGCAGCTCGCCAGGGCCCGCCAGCGAGTTGTAGATCCACTCCATTGCGGCAGCCGGGCCCTTGCCATGCTCTTCCTCGATGAGAGCCGACCGCATGGCGAGGATGTAGCGGCCAAAAAGCAGGTCCATCTCCCTGATCCGCATGCACGAGAGTTCGTAGTCAGCCTTCAGCCCCTTATTCACGGACTCATAGGCTTCGTAGCCGGTGCGCAGGCCAGCGAGTTCGGACTTGAGCTGGTCGCGCTCGGCAGCCAGCGCTTCGAAATCTTCCAGCGGCCCAAGAACGCCATCCCCGCCGCAGGTGCCGCACACGTCCATGTCAGGTTCTGGCGGCTGGTTGTGACCCTGGTAGGAACTGTGACCGGAATAGACTTCGCCCTGGCCACCGCAGTCGCGGCACACGAAAAGACGAGCCTTGACGCGTTCGTTCTCGGCGATCAGGGCCAGAATGGTCGCGGGATTGGCAGCAAGCACCAGATCCGCATAGTCCTTGTTCTGCGCCATGAAATCTGGGAATGACCGGTTCTGATGAACGTCAAAGACGATGCCGTTGTCATTGCGGATGTACAGCGCGCCGTGACTGGGCATGAAACGAAGCGGCTGATGCTGCTGGCACGTCTCGGCAATCGCTTTCAAATCGCGGAAGTCATTCATTCGGCGAACTCCTTAAGCAGTTGGCGAGCGCCCATGACGGCCCCCTTGTCGCCGGATGTGCGACTGATGTCCTTGAGCCATTCCAGCATTCGCGTGTTCTGAGCTTTCAGGTCGATGACAAACCCGAGCAATGCATCGCCGTCATCGTCCATATCTGCCTTGAGCGCTTCTCCGATCGCGCCAATGTCGCAAGCGGCGGCCAGAAGCATGCGTTTATGGCTCTCAAGATCCTTGATCAGGGCCAGGACGCCTTCCCGCGCCGCAACCATGAATTTCGCAAAGTCGGCATTGCAGGCTTCAACGTAGGTCTGGCCGTCGTAGTCGTAGTCCTCACCCTCGAGTCGGAATGGCTTGCCGTAGACGGAGTAAAAACCAGTCGCGCCTCCGCCCAACGATTCCCCCGCTGGGCCATTGAAGAACGGCTCGGCGTTGCTATCCCAATCCAGATCGGCCGGGAATGCCTCGGCCAGCCGCTTCAGTTCGGTGTAGTCAGTCATGTCAGAAACCCTCCTTGCCGCGCTGCGATTCCCACTCGAACGGAATGACGATCACCCCGCCCTCCCGAAGCCTGTCTGCGCAACGCTCTCCGATAGCGATGGCCAAGGCCTTCGCGTCGAGGTTGGAAACGATGACGGTTGGTCGCAGCTCTTCGTAGCGGCCATTGATGATTGCGAACAGGGTGGTCAGTTCGAAATCGCTGGGCTTCTCCTTGCTCACGCCGATTTCGTCGAGGATCAGCAGCGATGGGCTGATCAGGCTCGCCAGGATCTTGCTTTCACTTTGGTCGGTGGAGGAATCGTTGAACGTCGCCTTGATGGCTTGGAGCACTGAGCCGATGGTGCGATACACGGCGGTAGCGCTCGACGTGGCAATGATTTGGTTGGCAATGGCGACCGACAGGTGAGTCTTGCCGGTACCGGGTTTGCCCAGCAGGAGTAGGCAGCGGCCGGCGGCGGCGATCTGCTTGAACTCAGCGGCATACCGGGCACAGGTCTTCAGCGCCTTCTTCTGCTCGGCAGTGTCCGCGATGTACCCAGCAAACGTCTTGCCCGCGAAGCGCTTGGGGATCAGCGCGGCGCCCAGTTTTTCCACCATGCGCATGCGCAGTGCCTGGGCCTCCTGGGCCTCTTTGCGTGCGGCTTCTTCCTCGTTGCGAATACGACTGCACTCTGGGCACCCGGTCTTGAACTCCCGGCCAAAGATCACGTTCACCTGTTGCGGGAACTGGCCGTGGTCTTCGCACACGCCCGTAGCTTGCTGCAGTGCCGCAGTGGCACTGGGCATCGAAACGATCTTGTCAGAACCCATAAGATCCATCCTCACGCTGAATCAGGCCATCGGTGTAGTTGCGCTCAGAAAAGCCTGTGTGACGCGATTTGGGCGCTGGCACCGGCGCGGATTCCGCCAGGCGCTTAATCACCCAGGAAGCCTTGAAACCCTGCCAGCCGGAATTCAGCGCTTCGGTGATTGCATCGTCTGCGGTGATCCCGGCCTCGGCGCACTTGGCCAGCTCGGTGTTCACGGTCGCCCAGACGGTGGCGGTCACGGCGGCACGCTTGGCCTTGCGCTGGGTCAGCCAGTCGGCCAGCAGTTGCTCAGGGACGTTGTGTGGGTTGTCGGCCAGCAACTGGGTCATACCGAACGGTGCCTTGCGATCAGGCTTCGTCGGTTCGGTTTTTGGTTGGGGCGGATTAATCTCTTTCGTAGAAAGAGTTAATAGGGGTTCTTTCTTTGTATAAAGAAGGGAGTGAGCAGTTTTGGCCTCACTCGCAGGCGGTCTCAGTGAGACGATATTGTCTGAGTGAGACGTTTTGGTCTCAGTGAGACTCGGTTGTTTTTCTTCGAAGAAAGACCACTCGCGGACAGGCGCGATACCGATATCCCCACGGCTCCCGCCAATGCGAAAAATGATCCGGCGCTCAAGGAGGTGACTGATCGCCTTCGACGTGACGTCACGGCGCAAGTTGGTCTGTTTGCCGATATCGTCGGCAGTCAGGCGTTTGGTTTCCAGTTGATAGCCGATGGTCTGGCGTGCAATGGCCATGAGCACGCGCAGCTCACGCGCTGGCAGGTCAACCGTAGCCAATGCCTCCATAAGGCTATTGTCCATACGGGTAAATCCCCGAGGGTTGTGTAACGCAAAAATGTTTGGCATGATTTCTCTCGCATAAAGCTGTTGAAGAAGCCGACCTCGTACGTCGGCTTTTTTGTGCCTGGAATTCAGGCGATGGATTTCAATGGCCGCGCCCCGGCGAGCAACTGCTCCGCACGACGCCCCAACTCCCCCGCCTTCGCTTCAACCTGGCGGCACTGCTTGGCGAATGCTGGCAAGTGCGGCAGGTCCTGCTCGCACATAACCTGGTCGTCAAACACTTCGCTGCCGGTGTCGATCACGTCGCCAAGGGCTCGGATCAGCGCGCCGAAGCTCTTGTTCGCACATTGCTCGCTGGTCATCTGGCGGGCGCCAGTCAAGCCATGGCGGCTCGCCAGCTCGTTCAAGCAGTGATCACGGTATTCAGGCTCGAGAGCGTTGACCCACGACTCTTCCAGCCAGGACGGTATTTCCTGATCGCCGTTCAGCCAGCGCTGTACACGCTTGAGCCAGCGGCCGGTCGCCTTCACGAACTCACTCACATCGCCGGTCAGTTCGGGCGAATTGAAGTCGGGCACTTCCTTCTTCTTTGCACGATCAGGGATCGATAGATGCAGCTCGCGGCTGAGCGCCTGGGCGAAATCGTCCTGGCTCAAGCTGGTCCGGGCGATCTGGTTTTGAGCGTGGGCGACCAGCACCTGATCACGGGTTTGTACGGCCTGTCTGGAACTGGACGTTTGCATAGGAACTGCTCTCTTCTAATCTGGCTTCAATGGAACGGCGGACAGGGATGTCAGGCGGCGCCGCGAAGGACTTTGTGCGCCAAGTCGAGAAGATCAGGGCGAAGACCCGCAATGGTGATCTCGCCACCAGATGCGTCCTGAAGGCGTTCAGCCAAGTCCGCAGAGGCTTTGCGGTGACCGCCTGCCAGCTGCCACAGGTGCCCTACCGTCGTCTTAGCAGCGGCAGCCACTGACTGGCGCCGTTCGTTTGAAGCGCTGGCGAGCCAGTCACGCAGATGGTCATTCATGGGATCTCTCCTTAAACATAGGAGAAATTTAGCTTATGGCTAATATCGTAGCAAGGAATATTTAGCTTTGAGCACATTTAGCATTCAGCTAAAGGCTGGCATTCTTGCCCGCATGGATATTTATGCGATTCGCAAGCAGAAACTGATCAGTCTGATAGGAACCCAGAGAAAGGGCGCTTGCGCCGAGCGCTGGGGAATGGCACCTGCACACCTGAGTCAGATTCTGTCGGACAAGACTGCAAAGAACCTTGGGGACGATGTTGCGCGGCGAATTGAGGTTGTCGAGAAACTCCCTAGGGGTTGGTTTGACTCCATCTCGGCCGATGAGTCGTCATCTCTAAATGGCGGCGACGCGGAAGGCGAAGCATCGGCGCAGAGCGCGGCCGACCAGGTAAGGAAAATGCTTGCGAAGGTCAGCGGTTTGACGAGTGCCGCTCGCGACCGGATCATCGCGGCGGCTGACGAGACGAGTAATATCATAACCGTCGACTTCTCCCGCCCCGGCCAGGTCGGTGACGAGGTGTGGATTGCCCACTACGACGTGCGCGCAGCCATGGGCGGCGGGCAAATTCCGCACGAGTACCCGGAAATGCTCCAGGACATCAGGGTCAGCCCGAAGCACCTACGTGACCTGGGCCTCACGTTCAAAGAGCACTTCCACCTGAAAATGATCACCGGATGGGGCCAGTCGATGGCGCCGACGATCAAAGACCGCGACCCGCTGCTCGTCGACATCACGATCCGAGAGTTCACAGGGGATGGCATCTACCTCTTCTCCCACGACGAGATGCTGTACGTGAAGCGCCTCCAGAAGAAAGGAAAAGACCGGTTCAAGATGATTTCGGATAACAAGCACCATGACCCAGAGGAAATCCGAGTGGATGACACCCATATTCTGGCTCGAGTGCTCTACGTTTGGAACGGACAACCGGTGTAACGCAATGGCCTTGAACAAAACCCGTCAGCAGCTGCGCCGCGACCTCAAAGAGGCTGCGGCCCCGCTCAAGTGGTCAGGCGTGGATCTGAGATTACAGAGAGCAAGGAGCACCAGTGAGAAAGATTCTGCATCGCCAAGGGCCAGCAAAATTAAGGGCGGCCTACAGAAGATTTGCGCGGTCCATACGGGCAAATGTAGGACACCTTAATAAAAAAGGAAGGCGCTCCGAAAAGAGGAAACTTGCCGAAAAGCCTCACATAGTAGATGCGCCTAGTAAGATGGATCTTTACAGCCCAAAAAATCACCGGGCATTCGTTTTGTTCCTCCAGCGAATTAGACAGTGTGTAAGCACGACCAGTAAAACTGTGATAAACCTAAAAAACTGCTCACGGATAACTGCCGGTGCGGGGCTTCTTTTTTTTGCAGAGATTGACCGACTAGTTAAAGCATTTCCGCAAAACAGTATTAGGTGTATAAATCCAGAAAACCTGAGAAGTGGCCCCGGAAGGTCTGACAACAGTAACTTTGTGGAAGGCGCTCTAAATCAAATCGGATTTTATAGATTGATCGGGCAGAAAAACAACACCAAATCGTCCGTAAGATCGGTAAAAAGATGGCACCAATTATCTGGCGATTCTGCGGACGGGAGTCTTGCTAGTTCGCTACTCCAAACGCTGTCTAAAGAAGTCTCTCCCCAAATCTTGAAACAGTTATACCGAGGGGCAATTGAAGCAATCGCCAACTGTGTAGAACACGCCTATCCCTCTCCTCGACAGGACGGCCTAGGAATACCTGACCCACGCTGGTGGATGCTCGTCGGCATAGATGATGAGAATCTAACAATTATCGTTTGTGATTTAGGTGTCGGAATACCAAGCACTTTACCTGCAAAGCATAGTGACTCATTCCTTAGCAATCTAAAGAGCAGACTAGGAATTACTGGAAGTTCTGACTCTGAAATGATTAGAGCCTCAACTCACATTAAAGAGACCAGAACGAAACTTAAGTATAGAGGCAAGGGTGGAAAGGACTTCCGAAGTATGCCAGCGACCTTCACGTCATCGTTCTTAGCCATAAGAAGCAACAAAGGGTCATTTTTCATTACCGGAAGAGATCATCAACCATTTAAGTCAGTATCTTCTCGTAAGTATATTCCCGGAACAAACAATTCAGAGTCTACGATTGAGCACGACGAATCAATATGTGGTACGCTTGTTGAGTGGGCAATCCAAGTGAAGGATTTGCAAAAATGAAAGATATTTACGTTAAAAACTTTAGTGAATTTCCGGGACCAAGAAAAGAATCAATCGGTCCGAACTCAGGTGAGCGCTTCAGAGATGAAGTTTTATATAAAGCAATTAAAGATTTACCAAACGAAACTTTTCGCATACACCTCGATGGAACTGCCGGATATGGCTCATCTTTCCTTGAAGAGGCTTTCGGCGGTCTAGTTAGGCTGGGGGTTTCAGAGCAAACCATGAGAGGAATCATTGATAATTTGGTCTCGGAAGAAGACCCATCTTTGATCGTGGAGGTTTCCGAATACATAGACGATGCCATACAGGCGCTAAAGGAATAGGCATGGCATCTAGCACTTTTCAAATTGCATTCTGGACTATAAGCATATTGTTTGCGATGTTTGGCTTAATAGTCACAATTATCGGATGGCGAGTCAACGCAGCAAACTCTAGAAATCTGGCGCGAGTGAAGGACATCCACGACTCTATTGATGGCTGTGTAAAAGCGTTATCAGACCTGGAAGATCTCGCCTACTCATTTTGGCTTGACGCCGATGAAAAGGCAAAGCCATATCAAATGATCGTAGGCCATCGCCGACTTACTCATCGACTTAAGCAACTTCAAGCGCTTACCAGCGGACCCATTCCAAGTCACGCGATGATAAGTCTGCGACAGAGCTGTACCCTCGACTGCGAGATTAGAACAGTACCCTTGAGTGGGGAGGATGTGCGCATTAAGCGTATTTCCCTTGCTGCCTCCAACATCCTTCAGTCCAGCATCTTGCAGAAGAGCTGGGAGGAGAATACGGAAAGGGCTGCTTGATTCGCTTGCTGGAGTCTTGCACCTGTTAGCCCGGCCCAGCGCCGGGCTTCTTGTATTTGCCCTCCCCGATCTGAATCCGTAGCAAGCCAATGGTGGCTGTACGCCATGAATGGTAAAGTGCCAGCTCATTTACGGGAGGGATCCAATGAAAGGGTTTGGGACGTTCGCACTGATTGTCGGCATCTGCTGGCTGATCTTCGCGATGAGCATGGATGTGTCCGTCTCGACTGGAGTAGGCGGCCGGGTAAACAACCTTGGCCTCATGGCTGAGCGACAGGTGCACACCATCGTCGGCGGCATGATTGCGCTCGCCGGACTGCTTATGGTTTTGCTGGGCGGCAAAGGCTCCCCCGATGCTGCCCAGGCGGAAAAAGACACTCGCCCCTGCCCAATGTGTGCCGAGAACATCAAGACTGCCGCAGTCAAGTGCAAGCACTGCGGGGCAGACGTTGAGCCGGTGGCCGCACCAAGGCTTAAAAATGGCTGGGTTGCCTCCACCGCCTGCCGTGACCAAGAGGAACAGCAGCGCACCACTGAAGCCATTGCCAGTACCGGGCTGCCGGTTGTTCCAATGATCGGTCTGGCCGTGGGTGCGGGCCCTTTTGAAACGAAGGAAGAGGCCAAGCAAGCCCTGGCCACGATGCGCGACGGCCCCCGGCTTTTCAGCGAAATCGTCTACAGAGACTCGGCGAGTGGAAAATACCCACCGATTACGGACTAACGCCTCAAGCACACCATGGCCCGCCAAGCGCGGGCTTTTTCTTGCCCGTCAAAAAGGCGCAGCCTCTTCCTCTAGCTCAAACTCCGGGTCGCCCTTCCCTGCCGGCTCGACTTCCTGCTGCACCCACCTCACCGTCACGCTGCCGTCGTCGTTAAGCGTCAGCTCAAGTTCTTCGGTATCAGCGATCACGCCCAGCACCTCTTCCCACTCCCGATCCCCATCCGTGTCCAGGCGATGGATCGTCACCCACCGCTGCGTCTGCGCGACTGGGTGATTGATCATCGATGAGACGCGCAGCGCAAGACGCTCCATGCCACTCAATTCTCCCCGAGATGCGGGTGCAGCCTGCTTCTTCGCCATGAAATCCCCTTCCAGCCAAATGCTGTATATCCATACAGCTTATGGAAAAATCATAGCTCACTGCTAACTGGCGCGTAAAGCGCTTATGGACTCAAGCCAACGGTGCGGAGAGATCTGTCGAGTCGATTTAATTTCGCCACTCGCTAAATATTTAGCTTGGGGCTATTGACGGCATTTTAGCTTGAGGCTAAATTAACTCCATCGCAGCGACACAGTCACTGCGAAGGGCCTCCGGCCTGCCGCTCTTTAAAAACATGACGTGACCACCGCGACGTACCCAGGCAATTACTTGGGTCGGAAGAAGCTAAATCGCCGCCCATGCAGCCTCTGGATAGCTGCCGTACTCCCTCATGTGAGTACGCGAAACCACGCACACAAACTGGCAATGCATCGAACACGAAATGTGCGGCGCCGGTGAGAGACGACTCGGCAGCTGTGAGTGGTGGAGACAACAGATTTCACTGGCTGGCCTTGGCGACAGGGCCAGACGGGAAACCAACCGGAGTAACAGCCATGAATGAAGTTCTCGTGCAACAACTGCTGGCCAAGGCACGCAAGAGCCTGGCTGCCGGCGACAAGCTTCAAGCCGCGGCGTGGCACAACCTGGCCAAGTCGGCCCGGGGCGCTGATCACCGGATCTGAATAAATCCCGACAAGGAAAACCACCATGCAAGCTGCAGAGAAATCACAAGTCACCATTCCTGAAATCGGCGTCGTATGGCCTGGCCAAGGTGGCATCTACGCCGGGTTCATGCCGGCTCGCAACGGCGCGGAGGGCTACCACCTGATCCTGGGTGAAGAGCTGGGACGCTTCGAGTGGGGCCAGTATGGCGATGAGTCGCCGGCCACCAGCCTGATTGATGGCCGTGCAAACACCTTGGCGCTTATAGAGTCAGGCGGCCAATACCCCGCAGCTACCGCGGCTCATGAGCACGAAGCCGACGGGCACGCCGACTTCTACCTGCCGGCCGCTGCCGAGCTGTACGAGATCTGGCTGAACCTGAACGGCAAGTTGAGTGGTTGGGTGTGGTCGAGTTCGCAGCGCTCCGCCAGCTACGCATTCTACGTGTACTTCGGTGATGGCAGTCAGCTCAGCTACGGCAAGACCAACGAGCTCCGCGTTCGCCCCGTCCGCAGATTCATTTGATTCTTCATTAATTGCTCTTCGCAGGTGATTCGCGGGGCTGCTCAGGTACGAGTGGCCAGACCTGAAACGTGCCGGGGAGTGCCGGCCGCCTGAACCCTCAACTGGAGAATCACATGCTCCTACTGTTCCTGATCGGCGCAGCGCTCAGCCATGCGCGGCCAGAACCGCCAACTGATGACGGCCTGCCAACCGATCCTCTGCGCTTCCATCGTGAGACCTGGCGATGTACTGAGGGTCGGCGGTCGTTCTGGTGACCGCCGCCCCGCCCCAAATACTGAATCTGAGATCACTGCATCTGAAAGGCCGGACGTCCAACCGGCCTTTCTTTATTCCGCCTCTACCCGTCAGCACTCCTCCCCCGCGCCCATCGGCAACCAGCGGGAGGCATGAGTGTTGACGAATACAGGTGAACAACCCGCCACCTTGGAGGTGACCATGCACCACAGCATCCAATCACGCCGCGAGATTGTCGACGGCTTACATCAGCGTTCCCGCCTCGCCACCATTGAGCTGTACCGGCTGATCGGTCAGCCGGAGCCAGTGGTCGCTTTCCGAATGGTGGTCAAGCCATCGGGACGTAGCTTCTTCCATGTCGTGGATACCAAGACCGACAAAGTTATGGGCTTCCGCCGCAACCACAATGAAGCCTGCGCCCTTGCTCGTTGCCTGGAGCGTGCCCGGTGAGCCTCCAGCAGCGTGACCACGACACCGCCGTCGGCTGGATCAATGCCGAGCTTGCGGAGCTTTGTAGAGAAGTGGGAAAGCCCAACGCCAGCGCAGCAGCGCGATCAGCGATAACCCTGGCCTTCCTTTTGCGGGCTATCAGCGACACCGAGCAGCGAGAGTTTCAAGCCCGTATCGACGACATCTACAAGTCCTATCACGCAGCAGCTGCCTGAACCCCATTCCAAACATCAAACGCGGCGCCTTCTGATGCCGTGATGGAGGCTATATGTCTCAAGAAAGTACCCGCCCCCCACTCTCCGCCGAAATGCGGCTCACCGCCTACGCAGCCCCAACCGCTGAAATTGAGCGTAAGGAAATGGTAGCGGCCAGCCAGCAGGCCGAAAGGGAGCGCCTCGCAAAACTGGCAGGATCTGCGGAAATGGTGCGGGATCTGGAATCCAGGCTCGCAGCTGCAGTCGATGATCGAAAGCGCGCCCAGGTCGAGGCGAACTACGCCAAGAAGAAGCTGGAGCAGGTTTTCGAGTCGGTCAGCACGGCGGTGGGTCGGGACGTACGCCAACTTGGAATTGTTCACCTCGGAATGGCGCTGACGGATAGCAAGTCGAAGCTGGTCACGCTGGCCGGGTACATCGATAAGGCGCTAACACTGGATGACCTGGTGGTGATCAAGCGCGTAGCAAGCAACCTCGGCGTGATTCAGCCGCAAACCATGGCGCAGGCCGCCCAGTTGATGGGCCTGAGTAGTCGGAGGGCTGTATGAGCCCCGCAATGACCGCTCATTTCGACTGGAAGAGCGAAGGCGCCTTCTCGCCCGAGCAGTTCACTGGTGATGAGCGCAAAGAGTATGAAGAAGCCGCGCGCCGCATCCAGCGGCAGTGGGACAACCAACCAAACTGAGGAAACTCAAATGTTCAAGAAAGCCGAACGCAAGCAGGCCAAGCTACGGCTGGCACTTGCTGGGCCATCTGGATCAGGAAAAACCTACTCCGCACTTCTGCTCGCACAGGGGATTGGCGGGCGAATCGCGGTTATCGACACCGAGCACGGCAGCGCCTCGCTGTATGCGGACATCGCAGACTTCGACACGCTAGAGCTGCATGCGCCCTACTCCCCCGAGCGCTACGTCGACGCCATCACTGCCGCCGAACAGGCCGGCTACAACGTGCTGATCATTGACAGCTACTCCCATGAGTGGACCGGTTCAGGCGGATGCCTTGAGGCGAACGAGAAGCTTGCTCACCAGAAATTCAAGGGCAACACCTGGGCGGCGTGGAACGAGACAACGCCGCGGCACCGCCGGTTAACCGACAAGATACTGACCAGCTCGCTGCACATCATTTGCACCATGCGGAGCAAAACGGAAACGGTCCAGGGTGAAGGGAAAAAGATCCTCAAGCTGGGCATGAAGTCCGAGCAGCGAGACGGCACCGACTACGAATTCACAGTGGTGCTGGACCTGACCCACGACGGTCACACCGCCATGGCAAGCAAGGATCGGACGAAGCTCTTCGAAGAGCCAGAGCTGATCACTGTAGAGACCGGACGACGGTTGCTGGCTTGGCTCAACTCTGGCGTAAGCCCTGAGGAGCGCGCCAAGGAGCTGCTGGTGGACGCTCTGGCTGACATTGCGTCAGCCAAGGATATGGGCTCACTGCAATCGGCGTTCAACGCGGCCAAGGCGATTGCCGTCGGCTTCGAAGACCTTGTTCAGCAGGTTGTGACAGCCAAAGACAAGCGCAAAAGCGAACTCTCTCCACAAAGGCAATCAGCATGACCGCATACATCTTCGACAGCGAAACAACCGGTTTGAACGATCCACACCTGGTGGAGGCTGCCTGGCTGAAACTCAACGATTTGAGCAGTCTCGCTGTAACCGACTCGTTCCTGCAGCGCTACAAGCCGGGCAAGCCGATTGAGCTGAGCGCGCTCGCCACCAGCCATATCCTCGACGAGGAATTGGCTGATTGCCCACCACACACCGATTTTGCTTTGCCGGGAGATGTCGTCTATCTGATCGGGCACAACGTCGACTACGACTGGCGCGTGATCGGCGAGCCAGATGTGAAGCGGATCTGCACCCAGGCCCTGAGCTCGAAGCTTTGGCCGAACGTAGGTAGTCACACGCAGTCGGCAATGATCTACCTTCACTACCGAGCCGCGGCGGCCGGCATGCTCCGCAATGCCCACGCTGCGTTAGACGACGTAAAAAACTGCCGCCTGCTGCTGGTGAAGATCCTCGATCAACTAGCAGCTGAGCTCGGCCGGCCGGTCAATGACTGGGAAGAGCTGTGGCAGATCTCCGAGGATGCGCGCATCCCCACCATCATCGGCTTCGGCAAGCACAAGGGCGCAGCCTTCGCTGACCTGCCGAGCGACTATCGGCGCTGGCTCCTCAATCAGCCAGACCTCGACCCATTTGTTCGCAAAGCGCTTTCGCGCTGATGGTGAATCATGATCAGCAACCACCTCAGCCTTATTGAACACCTCCGCAAAAGCTCAAACGACTTGTCATCCCAGGTTGCAAGCTGGGTCGCAGCCGGCGGCACGATTGAGCAGGCAGAGCCTTTCAAGTTTGAGCCGCGGCCTCTGCGCAAGGAGGCCGAGTATTCAGCACCGGCGCAGCCCGAACCAGGTCAAACCAAGCGAACTTACCAGTCCCAGATTGCAGCGCGCATGGCCTATGTAGCGTCCATCCGGGAGATGGCCAAAACCATGACCATCGACCAGGCCATGGCCGCCACCGGAAAGTCAGAGTCAGCCATGCGCCGCGCTGCCCAAGAAGGCGACTTCACCTTCAAGAGCAAACACGCTGACCTGGACCGGGATATGAAGATGATCGAGCGACTGACTGCGCTCAGGGATGCCGGGATATCGCGATTCAGTGGCTGCAAGCAGGTCGAGATATCCGACACCCTCCTTCGCAGGCTTGAGATGCAATACGACTTCAGCTATCCCAAGCGCTGGTCGAAACGCCCGTGAAGCGCATAGCCCGCATCCAGCAACGCAAATGCCAAACCTGGCTGGGCCTACCCGCCAGCGCAATCGAAGAGGTAAGCCATGGCTGCCGCCCCGAAAGAACGCTCAGCAAAGACTGCGGCGAGGCGAAAGACTCGCGGCGAGGAAGAATTGCGACTCCACACCATGGCCGGCACCCGCCAGGCCTTGGCTGATTTGATGGCCTGGCACGGCATTGAGGAACAGGGCGAGGCAATGACGCTGATGATTCACCACCTGCACGGCCTTGGCCCGGCGGGATCAGCTCAGTTCCTCGCGCCGCCGCGACACGAAATCACTATCAGCGAAAACGTGTCGCGGAAATTGGAAATCGCCTACCAACGCGAATCGCTCCGCATCTGCCACGACGAATAACCCACGAACTCACGCTGCGAATCCGGTCTCGGAGGGCGGCGCCATCCTGAGGAATACCCATGAAGCCCGAAATGATCACCCTCAAGCACGGTGACGCATCAATCAAGATGCCCGCCTCCGCCCTGGCAAAACTGGCCATGGCCAGCGTGTTCGCCCAGGTACTACCGCCGGCGGCCAATGTCCAAATAGCTGCGGCCTCTTCAGTCCCTGCTATCGGCACTTACTGGCCGGGCCAGGGTGGCATCAACGGCGGCTACGTCGAAGCCCGTGGTGATGTGCCGGCGCATTACCTGATCTTCGGTGACAAAGACCTGGGCGAGTTCGTGTGGGGCCGGTACCGGGAAGAGTCGGAAGCCATCAGCAAGTGGGATGGAAAGGCGAACACTGACGCTCTGATCGCTGCCGGAGGCCACCCTGCGGCCGAAGCGGCCCGGGCATATACCGCTGACGGGCACAGCGATTTCGACCTGCCAGCGGCAACACAGCTCTATCAGGCCTGGGCCCATGATCTGATCAGCGAGGGCTACTACTGGTCGAGTTCGCAGCGCTCCGCCTACGTCGCGTTCCACATGCTCTTCGTTGGTGGCAGTCAGGGCATCAGCGCCAAGGACGACGAGCTCCGCGTTCGCCCCGTCCGCAGATTGTTTCTTTGATCCTTCAATAATTCGTTCTTGATCGGCCCGAGGCGCAGCAGCGCCTTTTTGTTGCCTTCTAAAAGAGGAAAGACCATGTCCGCCACTGCTCAAGCAGCATCAGCACAAACCATCCCAGCCATCGGCCAAGCCTACGGCGGCGGTTTCGTTACCGGCATCACCCGCGACCCGGTCACCGGCAAGCGCTCTCTACACATCACCGCCGGCGCAGCGCATGAGCTGGTAGGCAAGTGGGGCGAGTATGGCGAGAAGATCGAGGGCGCCGACAGCTTCACCGACAGCCTGGCCAATACCCAGGCCATGGCTGCGGCTGGCAGTGATCTGGCCGTGAAGGTGCTGACGCTGAACATTGATGGCTTCACCGACTGGGCGATCCCGGCGCGCGACGTACAGGAACTGCAGTATCGTCACTTCAAACCGACCACCGAAGAGAACTGGGCCGGCCGCCGCGATGGTGACAACCCGAACAGTGTCCCGATCGGCCAGCTTTACAGCGAGAAGTCTCCTCTGCAAACCGTGCACACGGACTTCCAGGAAGGGGGTGCCGAAGCATTCCGCGACACCTGGTACTGGTCGAGTTCGCAGCGCTCCGCCTACGGCGCGTTCTGCGTGGGCTTCGTTGATGGCAGTCAGGACTTCTACGGCAAGTACGGCGAGCTCCGCGTTCGCCCCGTCCGCAGTGAATTTCTTGATTAATTCATTCCTTTAATCCGGCCGCCAGCGGCCGGTTGCTCTTGGAGAGCAAGCCTTATGGCAATGCACACGGAACTTGCGATCTACGCATCGGCGATGGGCCTGCTACACATGGCCACGAACCTGACCCGCAACATCCCCCGCGACCTGAAACAGCAGCTCGGGAAGCGCGTTATCGATGAGTGCATCGATGTCTTGATGCTGATTGCCCGGGCCAACTCGACCCGGGAGCGACGCCCCTACTTGGTCGACCTGGTTGAAAAAGTCCAGGTGATCGAGTTCCTGATGCGGCTCTTCAAAGAGAACCGCTTCATCAGCGTGGGCCAGCATGCCAAGGCTATCGAGGTGACCACCTCAATTGGCAAGCAGGCGAACGCCTGGAAACGCTCCACCCCAACCGCGCCCGCCACCTGAGAGCCAAGGTTTTCTGGTCTGTGCGAATTGAATCTGGTCGTGCCGCTGGCCCCTGGGCCACCGCCATGCGCATCAGAGATACCGACGGTCTAAAGCGTCCGTGCAGGTCTCGCGCAGTTTCCGAGCTGAGCAATCGGTCCGGCGACGTAGATAGCACGATAGGTCGCAGCGCTCCGCCAACAACGCATTCAACATGAACTTCGATGATGGCAGTCAGAACAACAACGACAAGAACAACGAGCTCCGCGTTCGCCCCGTCCGCAGATTCAACTTTGGGTCCCTACCCGTTTCAGGATCTGGTCCAGGCTTACTACGACTGCCGGCGTTCCAAGCGCAACAGCGACAGCGCGCTGGCTTTCGAGATCGACCTCGAGCAGAACCTGATCCAGCTACACGACGACCTGGTCACCGGCACTTACCGACCAGGCCGCTCTATCTGCTTCGTGGTCACCCGACCAAAAGCCCGGGAGGTTTGGGCGGCGGCCTTTCGGGATCGCATCGTCCACCACCTGCTCTACAACCACATCGGGCCACGGATCGAGCGCAGCTTCATAGCGGACAGCTGCGCCTGTATCAAAGGCCGCGGCACGCTATACGCAGCAAAGCGCCTTGAGTCGAAGATCCGCAGCGCCAGTGAGAACTGGTCGAGGCCGGTCTTCTACCTAAAGCTCGACTTGGCCAACTTCTTCGTCGCCATCGACAAGGAGGTGCTACGCAAGCAGCTGGCCGCCCGGATCACCGAACCCTGGTGGTTGGCCCTGGCCGAACAGATTCTCATGCACGACCCGCGCGAAGACTACGAGGTGCGCAGCCCGGCTCATCTGTTCAACCGGGTACCGCAGCACAAGCGCCTCACTGCCCAGCCTTCACACCTTGGCCTGCCGATCGGCAACCTGTCCTCGCAGTTTTTCGCCAACGTCTACTTGAACGCCCTGGACCAGTTCGCCAAGCACCAGCTCAAGGCCAGGCACTACATCCGCTACGTCGACGACTTCGTGTTCCTGCATGAGTCGCCGCAGCAGCTCAACGAGTGGCTGGCCCAGGTCGAAGCATTCCTGCCCAGCCTGGGCGCCCGGCTCAACCCGACCAAAACCATCTTGCAGCCGGTCGAGCGCGGCGTGGACTTCGTCGGGCACGTGATCAAGCCCTGGCGCCGCACCACTCGCAAGAGGTCGCTGGCCCAGGCGCTGAAGCGTACAGCCGCAGCGCCGGCCGGGGATCTACGCGAGACCGCGAACAGTTACTTCGGCCTGCTCAGCCAGGCCAGCCACAGCCAGAAGGATCGCGCCGCCCTGGCGAATGTCGTGCTCAAGCGCGGCAACATGGTAAACGCAGCGCTGACCAAGACCTACCAGAAGAAATAGACCCACCCCCATCAACGAATCACGCCAGCCGGCGAGGATCCCCTATGTCCGCACAACGACCACGAATCGTCTGTCAGTTTAGCTGCGGCGCTGCCTCGGCGGTTGCCACAAAGCTCGCACTGGCTCAGTACGGCGCAACACACGATGTGCAGATCATCAATGCGTTTCTGGCCAACGAGCATGAAGACAACCGGCGGTTCTTGCTGAACTGCCAGGAGTGGTTCGGGCAGGAAATCGTGCAGTTGCGCGACGAGAAGTATGGCGCCGACATCATCCAGGTATTCCGCCGAGAACGCTTCATGAAAGGCCGTAATGGCGCACCCTGTACCAAACTGCTGAAGCGCCGCTTGCTTGATGCCTGGAGGCAATCGGGTGACGTCATGGTGTTTGGTTACACTGCGGAAGAGGTGGATCGCCTGGATGACTTCCGCGACCGAAATCCCGATAGGCCCGTCATCGCGCCACTGATTGATGCGGGTCTTGGGAAAGACGACTGCAAGGCAATGGTCGAGCGCGCAGGCATCGAGTTGCCGCTGATGTACCGCCTGGGCTACGACAATGCCAATTGCATAGGATGCGTGAAAGGCGGTGAGGGCTATTTTCGAGCCATCCGAGAGGACTTTCCCGACCAGTTTGAAGAGTTATGCCTTATCCAGGATGACCTGGGTGAGGGCTCATACCTGTTTCGTGACCGCACCACCAATATACGCTTCTCCCTACGGGACCTTGGCAATGGTCCAGTGAGGCGTAACGAGCAAATCCCATCCTGCTCGTTCTTCTGTGAGATTGCTGAATCAGAGATCAACAAGTCATTCTAAAGTGTCGATATCCGGCCTGTGCCCATACATTTCTTCACCCGTTGGAATTGGAGCACCTCTATTTGAAGCCTGATGGCAAATGCGGCTGGCAACCGTTAACAAGTCTAGAGCCTCGCGGGTCGAGGAATAAAGCTGTCCATGCCAAAATACTTTCTTCATTTGTGGAACATTGCCCCATCCAACCACTTCAATTCTGCCCACCAAAACAACGACATTTTCAACACAGCTAAGGCCTCTCGCTATTCGGTGAGCGCAGCCCTGCTCCAAGCAGGCCATTCGCACAAGGCTCTCATGCGCAATACTATTTGCCAGTAGACCAAGAAATTTTATCCTCTCCAACAAATCCACCTTTACCTCATGATCGTCCTTAAATAAAAACATGGCCTGAACAGAGCCTAATTCTGAGACTAGAGATTCAAGGAGTGGAGAGACGCGGGCAGCCTCCAATTCTGCGATTACAAAGTCAGACTTAATCATTCGACTTTCTGTTTTGTGAGAAAGCAGCATCGCGACAGCGACGGCCCCCACAGTTCCAACAGCTGATAAAAAGCCGAGCATTAATGTCAAACGCTGGCCGTCCAGAGCCTTATCAAAAATCTGGAAAAAGATTCCACCGGCAGCAAATAGACCAAAGCAAACGCCAAAAACAACTCTGTCTATTTTCATAAAATACCCCACACATTTTTTGCCGAACTATACCTGCGAGGTATCCCCGTTCCCACAGAAAACCTATAGGTTTGCCCCGGCTACCAGCTTGGCACCCAGCTCTCGGCCGGCCACCTGCGCCAAGCCACGGTCAACGTAGGTGCGATCACCCGCAACAACCGGCACCACCACTTCTCCGCCCCGCTTCACTTCGACGTTGATCCGCCAGGTCTCCCGGCCCTCCTCGTCCTTCTCGCACTCCATGTAGTTCCAGAGCTGAAAGCCTTCGTGCTCATCATAAATATCGTGCTTTGTCATGGGCTTGCTCGTTTGAGTGAGGCGCCATCGTAGCACCCACCGCCTGGGCCTGGCCCGGCAAGGACTCCCTTATGAGTAACTTGAAACAATCCAAGGAAGAACTGGACGCCGTGCTGCTCTGGCGCGGCAAGCATGCCGCTGCGATCAAAGAGCGGGACGCGCTGCAGCAGCGACTGACTGCAGCGCATGAGCGGATTGATGAGCTGGAGCGAGACAAGGCCAGGCTGGACGAGCTCGAAGCGAATTGCTGGGACGTCCGATTTGACAGCCACCCCAACGGGGATGCCGGCGACAGCAGCATCAGCATTGAGGTCGTCGGCCACTGGATGGATAAGCCGAACGAGCGCGTGATCGGTGAGGACTACAGCGAGAACCTTCGGGCCGCCATTGATCAGGCTATGGCAGCACCAGCCTATCCGCCGGCCCGACCGGAATACCCGGATCTCGAACCGGACCAGAATGCTGAATGGCATATGAACCCCTGCAAGCAAGGTCATCGCGATGTCGGCGCGGCCGGTGGCGTGGCTCACTGCTACACCTGCGACGAGAAAATCGAAGCAGCCACCACGCAAGAAGCATTCGAGCGCTGGAACGCGACACACCCTCAGCAGTAACCCCCTCCCCCTTCAAAGTCAGCCGCTATAGCGGCAAGGACGAGTGTTGCCGTGAGCATCATCGATGACGTAATGACCGACAAGATCACCCTGCACGGCCTGGGCTTTGTGCAGGTCCAACTGGAAGGAAATCAGCGCCTGCACGTCTGGCACCCCGAGCTGCCGCGCCGAGCCTGCTTCAAGCACTCGGCGATCCACGACCACCGCTTCAACTTCACCTCTCGAGTGATCGTCGGCAAGCAGATCAATCACTGCTTTGAGCTGGAGCGCAGCGACGAAGGCGGCTTCGTGCTGTATCTGCACGAGGGCGCCCGCACACCAGGTGGCGGCAGGCCGTGGACGCCAGACGGCCGCGCGCACCTGATACCGGATGGAACGATAACCGTGGAAGCCGGCAACGACTACAACACCCGCGCATACCACTACCACCGCACCGAGCCCGGCGGTGATGGCCGAGTCGCCACGATTATGGCGAAGCGCGGCGAGTATCCGGCCGGCGCCCACTCCACCTGCGTCTACGGCATACAGCCCGACACCGACTTCGATCGGTACCAGTGGTCACCGGCCCAGCTCTGGGAAATCGTCACGGACGTGATGCTCGGCCAGCGGGTGACCCCATGATCGCCCTCGCCTACATGGCCTGGCTCATCTACACGGGGCCAAGGCCATGATCAAAAAATTTAAGATCCTTGTCGGTGACTGCCTGGAATTGATGCGAACTCTGCCTGACAACTCCGTAGACAGCGTTGTGACCGACCCGCCCTATGGCATCCGGTTCATGGGCAAGAGTTGGGACGGAAAGGATATCGAGGAACGCGCCGCGTACCGGGCAAGCATGCCATCCCATGCTGCCGCATGCGGCGAGAATGGCGGCCACCGCTCGATCGCGGCCGAGGCCGGCAAATACGACCTGACCCCGGCGGGCATGCGGGCGTTTCAGGACTTTAGCTACGAATGGGCGAAGGAAGCCCTGCGCGTGCTAAAGCCCGGCGGCCACTTGCTGTCATTCGCGTCAGCTCGAACCTACCACCACATGGCGGTCGGCATTGAAATGGCTGGCTTCGAGATCCGTGACCAGATCATGTGGGTGTTCGGCAGCGGCTTTCCGAAGTCCATGAACGTCGGCAAGGCCATGGACAAGGCGGCGGGCGCAGAGCGCGAAGTGCTTTCTGAGGGGAAGCCAGTCAAGCGGATGATCCCCGGCGCTGACCAGAACGACACCGGATCGTGGATCAAGGACAACGGGCGCGAATATGTGCCTACGGTCACCTCTCCGGCAACCGCCGAGGCGGCGCAATGGGACGGCTGGGGCACGGGCCTCAAGCCAGCGCATGAACCAATCTGCATGGCCCGCAAACCACTGATCGGCACCGTCGTCGATAACGTGCTGGCACACGGCACCGGTGCAATCAACATTGATGCCTGCCGCATCCCGGTGGCCGACGCGGACTATGCAAGGAATTGCTCGGGCGATCGCGGCCATGACGGCACTCGATCGATCGAGGAAGAAGGTGCGACCAACCTGCACACTGGCGGTGGCACTGCTGCATCCGGCCGCTGGCCCGCGAACCTTATCCACGATGGTCACCCTGAAGTGGTTGCCCTATTCCCGGCCGAGGCTGGCGCGAGCGCGCCCGTGCTGGGTACCGAACCGACCGCCAACGGTTTCAGCGGTGCGGTGGCGTATAGCGGCATGCTCGGCCGAGTGGCCGGCGCCTTCCACGGCGACACCGGCAGCGCGGCACGATTCTTCTACTGCGCCAAGACCAGCTCTAAGGATCGGCACGAAGGCCTGGAGCACCCCGGGCACCAGTTCAAGCAGGGCACCACCCTGCGCAAGGTCGAGAACACCGAAACGAAAGGCAACAACCACCCCACGGTCAAGCCCACCGACCTGATGGCCTACCTGCAGCGCCTGGTCACGCCGATCGGCGGCACGACACTGGACCCGTTCATGGGGTCGGGCAGTAGCGGCAAGGCAGCAATGCGGGAGGGATTCGAATTCATCGGCTGCGAGATCGACGAGCAATATGCGGCGATAGCTAAGGCTCGCATTGAACACGAGTTCTCAAAACCAACGCAATTGCACTTCTGAGAAGAGCCCACCCAGCCCCACAACGGTCAGCGGGATGGCCAAGGACATAGGCCGGGCGAGCCACGCAACATTAGCCAGGCGCAACGCCAGCGACCATCAGCAAGATCTGAAACAACCCACTCAATAATCTGAACAGCCTGCCGGCGATGGCGGGCGAGGTACGCACGCATGAGCAAGCAGGCCGCAAAAGATGTTCTCGATGAAATGACAAAGGATGACCTGGTTGCCTGGATCAGGAGCCAGCACTACCTGCGCCCAAAACGAAGCGATGTTCTTTATCTGCGCTGGGAGCGGCAGTCGGCCGAGGTGCTGGAGGAAATGCAGAAGGAAAACCGCGCACTCGATGGAGTGGATTTCAAGGAGCGCGACCGGCTGGCCGTCCAATTCAATGAGTAAAACGACCCTGCTGAGAAGATGCGACTTCTTGATCTGATGGCACCTTACAACAAGGCAATGTCGGACCACATCAAGCGATCCCAGGCCATCGACAGAAAAAGCAAAAGGGTCGATGCCCTCTATGAGCAGATCGACGTAGAGCGCCAGAAAGAAAACGGTCGCCTATCAGCGTAGCCAACCTCCTAACCCCTCTTCTGCCGCCATGCGCGGCATGGAGCATCACATGGCAAACGCCACAGCGGCAAAGGCCAGCAGCATTCAACCGCGCTTCATCAGGTTTGGCGATGCTCCTGGCTACCTCGGCATGTGCCGGGACGAATTCAACAAAACGGTGCGCCCGAGTGTTCGGGAATTCCCGATCGGGAAACAAGGCGTGGCCTTCGACCGGATTGAGCTTGATGAATGGGCAGACGCCTACGTCGAGCGCAAGTCGGTTGAAAAGGCGGCGAATCAGGACAACAATCACCCCCGCAGCGAGCGCCAGGGTGAAGCCAAAGGAGGCAAACCATGGCGAGAAAAGCGATCTCCGGTCTCTACCAGAAAGGTGGAGTCTGGCAAATCGACAAGGTTTTCCGAGGTGAGCGACTTCGAGAAAGCACTGGAACTGGTGACAGGCAAGAAGCAGAGCAGTACCTGATTCATCGCCTTGAGCAGCTTCGGCAGCAAAAGGTATACGGCGTACGCCGAACCAGAACGTGGGAAGAAGCGGCGACGAGGTTTCTGATTGAGAGCAAGGATCAGCCATCAATCAAGCTGACGGCGCATCACTTGAAGCACTTGCACCCTTATCTCAAAGACCTGCCATTGACGCATATCGATGACCAGTCGCTTGAGCCATTCGTGAAGGATCGTTTGAAGGGAATGGTATTGCCGTGCGGCAAAAAGTTGAAGCCGGTAGCACCGCGCACGATAAACATTTCAATCGAGCGGGTAATCCGGGTCCTATCGCTTTGCGCAAGGAAGTGGCGGGATGAGGAGCGCAGGCCCTGGCTTGATTCGGTGCCAATGCTGGCCAAGCTGGACTTGAAGAAAAAGGTTCGAGAGCCCTACCCGATGACATGGGAAGAGCAGTCGATCCTTTTTGGAGAGTTGCCGGCGCACCTGCAAACGATGGCCCTGTTCAAAGTGAACACGGGTTGTCGCGAGCAAGAGGTCTGCAAGTTGAGGTGGGACTGGGAGATTTCGGTACCAGAACTGGGCGCCAGTGTGTTCCTGATACCGTCTGACTTCGGCGGCCGCAACGAGCGGTCAGGTGTGAAGAACGGAGATGAGCGACTGGTAGTGCTCAACGCCGTGGCCAAGTCAGTCATCGACAAGCAGCGAGGCCTGAGCAAGGAATGGGTTTTCCCTTACAACGGCACTGCCCTGCATCGCATGAACGACTCGGCTTGGAAAAAGGCGCGGGTGAGAGCGGCGAAACTCTGGCAGGAGGAAAACCTTCGCCCCGCTCACCCTGGGTATGCATCCATCAGGGTGCACGACTTGAAACACACGTTTGGCCGTCGCCTTCGGGCGGCAGGTGTTACCCAAGAAGATAGGAAGGCCTTGCTGGGGCACAAGAACGGCAGCATCACCAGTCACTACTCGGGCGCTGAGCTTGGGCATCTGATTGAGGCTGCGAACATGGTATCAGCAACCGACTCGCGGGGACCGGTACTGACGATCTTGAAGAGGAAAACAGGATGA